GTATAGTTTTTTGATTTGAATGTGCTATTGATATGAGATCTGATAGCTCATCTTTAAACTTATGTAGAGCTTTCCCAGAAAGTTCTATCCAACTTCCTTTTGCAATTTCACCACTTGCCTCTAATATTTTCTTTAATTTTATCGCCATGGTAACATCGTCATTCCAATTTTATTTAATATGAATTCCATTATAATTACAAATGATATTCCACCTACTAATTGCCAAACCCAAAACTTCCATCCCGTCAATCCTTCTTGCCATTTACGGAATCTACTTTTCTTCACCCACTCATACAATCCTAATTTAGAGTTGATCCTATCTGCCCACCAACTCATATCAACTACATTTCCTAATATTTTATAGAATTTTAACATTATTCCCATTTCCTATTATATTTGTTTCTCTGGTCAACCATTACATATTCAACTGTATCGTGTTCACCGCAATGAGGACATCTTAATTTTTCTATATGTTCTGCTTCATTTATCTTCCATTCACCTCCACACTTCTTATTACTACATTTATAAATATACGTGTGTCGTATGAATACTTTATGTCCCATCTAATTATCCTGCTACAAACGATGAAGAACCAAATTCAAGGTCTAATGCATCTTCTATATCTACAGGGTCTGAAAAATCAAATTGATTCTTGAAGAAATCATTCCAATATTCCTTACTTGCTTCTTTCTTTTCTAAGTCTTCCCCTCCCTCTTCTTCTGATTTCATATCCCATTCTTTTTCTATAGGTATCTCATTATAATTTCCATCTTCATCTTTAATTTTTTCACCATCTTCACCCAACTCATATGATATTATTTGTACATTACCAGTCTTTGGATCTATTCTAGTTGCTTCAATTCCTACCTTTTTTCCATCGATGTATCGGGTTAACTCTTCCTCACCATCTCCAGCTGGATCTATTGATGCATCATAACGATCCTTTACATCTTTCTGATGCTGCACATTTATCATTTCTTTGGTAGTCATCCCAGTTGCTTCAAACGCTTTCTCCTTCTCTTGCTTTACAGCTTCCAGTTTCTGGTCTCGTTCTGCACTCGGAGCTTCTTTCTCTATCGCAGATTGTTTAGCTGTGTAGCTGTCCATGATATCTGTCGTAGCTTTGACTTTAGCAGCTCTTGCTGAGAATCGTTCATTGGCTGCTAATTGGACTGCTTGTTTAGCTTTTGCATTCTCTGGGTCTCTTGCTAGCAATGAATTGGCTTTATCCATATTCTTATCTGCAGTTTCGAGAGCAGCTGATGATTTGGCAAATTGTTGCTTCTCTTGACTTTCAGGTTTAACAGTCGTCTTATCCGGTTTTGGTTGTTTAACATCTGGCTTTTGATCCGGAGTGTCTTTCGACGTTAGTTTTTTATCTTGTTTTGGTTTAGTCTTTAAGTCTTCAGGGCTTTTTGGAACCTTCCCACCTTGTTTTTTTCTTGATTGTTTTGAAAAGAAATCTTCTGCTGCTTTTTGAAATTTCAGTTTTGCTAGTTTATAAGCTCTTGGATCCTTATCTTTATACCTTGGACTCAATGCAGATGTAACTTTTATTTCTTTTCCTTGTTTTGACTTTACAGTCTGACCTTCCAATTCTTTAGTAATTGCTGCAGCTACTTCAGGATTCATTCCTTTTTTACCATCTCCACCATCATCTCCTGCAGGTTCAGCCTCCATGAGTTCGCGGATCAGTTTTCTACGTACTTCCATTCTAAATCTATTTACAACTTCTTCCATTTCAGTCTCATCATCGTATTGTTGTCCGCTAGTTTGTGGAATTCCTCCAACGTCTGTAAATGCATTTTCTATTCCTTTTTTCAATTTACTTAAACCTCGCCCTGCCATTCCAATTTTATCACTAGCTCGGCTTAGATTGTTCTGCATCTTTTTCTCAGCATTCTTAGCTACATTCTTTTCTAAGTCCGCTTTATCCTTTTTGTACTTTGCTAACCGATCTCTTATGTCTGAGCCTTTATTCATCGCAGTAGAACCTTTCTTTTGTTTAGCTCTTGATATTCTTTTTCCCACATTCTGAGCTTTTTTAGCTGCAGCTTTACCTGCTTTCTTTGCTCCTTTTGCTGCAGCTTTACCTGCTTTTGATGCTGCTTTTCCAGCTGCTCTTGCTCCTTGTGCTGCAGCTCTTCCTACCGTTGCACCAACTCTAGCTATCGCACCTACTACTGCAGGTAAAATCTCATCGATTTGATCAGCTTCATTTATTTCATTCAGCCATTTATTTTCTGTTTGCAAATTTTTCAAGTCCAGCTATCCCAAAACACCCTAATACTACCATTACGAAGGAATTATATATTGCTTCGTTTATTACCAAATCATTACCAGTCCATCCTGTTATGATGTCTGCTAACATTACTACTACCATTACTACAAATGCCAAAAAGCCTATAATAGACTTTTCGTTATATTTGTTATCATCTTTAAATATTTCTTTCCAGCTCATTTTTATTCTCTTTAAAATAGCTCCATAATTATTTCATCTATTTTATCTTGTACATCCGTTTGTTTGGCTTCCATTTTCATCATAATATTTGCTTGGAATCTTCCAACTTCCTCATCTCCATTGAATATCAATATTGTAGGAATAACTACTATACCGTACTTACCCGCTGCTTTAGTATCCGTACCTATGTCTATGAATGATGTTTCACATTCTCCAAGTTCAGTAACCCAAGCTACTTTGTTTGCTTCATTGAATCCTGCATTAAACTGTACAACACATAATCCATCATCTCCACAAGGGGATTGGCCATTTGCTGAAGCTGATATTAACATAAAAAATAGTATTAACAAATACCCTCCAAATAATTTTAACGTTGTATAATCTTTTTTCATAACTACTGATTTCTTCTTTTATCTATTTTACCACCTTTGATATATCTGATACTATCATATGTGCCATCATCATAATCTAATCGTTCTAATATGTGAACTATATCTTCTTTAATCTCAGTTATATCATTTTGGGTATTCTGTATTATAGTGTACATACTATCTTGATAAAGGATATCTTCGGCTGTTGGTATCCATACTTCTACTTCGTTGTTAAGCTTTTCTTCAAGAACTACTACTTCCTCAGTCCAAACACTTGCTAATACCAAAGTACTAAATAATACTCCAGATATAAGTAATATACATACTCTATTAGATACACATATATTTGTATTCCATAGTTTCATTGAACTACCTCAATCTATCTATCTTATCGTTTAACTTCTCAAGTTGTTCTTTAATTTCTTTAACATCTTCTTGAGTTGTCATAATTGTTTGACGTACCAATTGATCTTTCATATCAAATTCCATTCTAGTAATTACAGGTGCTGGTGGTTCTGGGAGTAATTTTGCCTCAGCTATATCTGCTTGTAGTACAAACCACATACTAATTACTGCTGCTAATCCCGCTGCTATTGCTCCAAGTGTTTTAATACTAATCTTAAAAGATGTGTCTTCGTTTAGTTCTTTTGTCATGTTGTTAATCCCAAAATACCATTTTTCCAATTATACCAAGTACTGCAATCCACAGTGACCACAATACTTTATCAGTTCTTTTTCTAAATGTTGTGTTCCTATTTATTCTCGCTATCGCTCCATCATCTGGGCTTAGCAATTGTTTCTTTATCATTGTTAAATCTTCCTGCATCCTAACTTGTCCATCTTTAAGATATGCTACCTCTTGGTTTACAAGTTTGAGTTCGCTGTGTAAATTCTCATTTGTCAATCTAGCCATCTTAAAATACCCTATAATTTACGCCAGCACTAAATCCATGCCATTCTCTATTCCAGTACTTGTTATAAGTACCTTCTATAAATATACCTAAATTTTTGTTAACCCAATGTCCATACACTAAACCTGCTGAATAATCCATCCACTGTCCACCATTATAATTGTAATAACTAAATTCATTATCACTATCACTATAATGTAATGGCATTAAATTACCCCAAGCGTGTAGCCAGCTTTTCTTTTCATATTTGTAATAATCAAATCCTATTACCCAAGAGTGTTGCAGTGTATTTTCTAACTCATTTCTTTTCTTTTCAGTATAATCTGCTAACATAGTTGGTACAACAACTGCTTCCCAAACTTCAGGGCTTGTTGCAACTGAATTACCAGATGGATCAAAATATTCTGCTCCACCCTGTCCATCAAATTTAACCGTATATCCTTCTTCTAGAGCTAAGAATGTGTAGTGTAAATTATTATTAGACAACAACCATTCTGCTAACGGATCATAGCCATAAGGTTCAGCCAATCTTTGAGCTGCTCCAAAATTAAATGTTAAATTATTTAGTTTTGGATGTCTATATGTTAACCTTTCAGAAGCTTCGAAGTATTTAATGTCTGCAAAGCCATCTTCTAAGTATTCTACCTTTACAATATAATGTTTCCAACAAAAGTTTTTACTACAACCATCACTACCAACATATCTAATAAAATGATGTTGATCTAAATAAGTTTCACCTTGCTGTCTTTTATATTCACCTTGAAATAAAAACTCTACCTTATTATTCCATCTACCTAAAGTTGCTGCATCAGTAAATGAATTTTCTGTACCGTTCTTGAACCTCTCTTTATCTTCATATCCAAACTTCTTGATCTTTCTTACACCAAATAATATTGAATAATCATAAGGAGTTTCTATAACAGATGTTTGTAAACCGTTAGTTACGGAGAAAGCGTCTTCATCTGATAGAGACGTACCACCGTTAACTGCTCCGTAGATAGTACCAAACTTGAATAGATCTTTAATCTTTATTTGCGATACTGTGTGTTTGGAGTCTTGAGCAGTCGTTGCAAAACTTATTACGAATGCTATTATAAATGCTAATATCTTTTTCATTGTTTAATCACCCTCGTTGTAAATTGTTTATCGTTATAGATAAGTATTAAGTTGTATACTCCATTCGGCCATCCAGCTAGACTGATTCGTTTAGAATTCTCAGAAAGTATCTTTCTTCCATTGATATCATATATCTCTACTTCTATATCTAATCTTGTTTCTATGTTTATCACATCTCCTGTTGGATTTGGGTAAACAACTATTCCCATAGAGCTTATATCTTCTATTGCTGTAGGCCAACCTAATTGACAGTAGTCATACATTTGTACACATGATGCGTCCCAATCTGTATCACAACAATAATCATCTACTGAAATTACCCAAGCATAGCAACCATCATTTAACCAATAAGGATTTCCAGGACCTCCATAACAGCCTGCATTATATAAGCATGATGCTGAATCTGATACATTTGCAGTTGGGTCATAATTATATGCTCCTACATCTGTACATCCTGATATTATTACTATACACGAATTATCATCATAGCAAGCATTTGGATCATAATTCAATGCTGATGCATCTGTACATCCTGATATGTAACAACATGTATTATTTGAAGTATTTGCTAATGGATCAAAGTTAAATGCTGATACATCATTACATCCATATATGAAAGGGATACAATTTCCATTATCTACATTTGCTAATGCATTATAATTAAACATTGTAGAATCCATACAACCGTAGATTGGTAACACACAACTATTATCATCCGTATTTGCTGATGCATTATAATTTAACGCATTAGGATTAGTACAACCATAAACAAACATCTCACAAGTATTATTATCTGTATTGGCTAATGGATTGTAGTTGAACATCGTTGAATCAGTACAACCGTAGATTGGATTGATACAACTTCCATCATCTGTATTGGCTAGTGGATCATAATTTAATGCAATAGGATTAGTACAACCTAACACTATTCCTTGACAAGTATTATTATCTGTATTGGCTAATGGATCATAATTGAATTGAGTTGAATCAGTACATCCATATATAAATGGAATACAAGAACCTGGTATTTCTGTATTTGCTAATACATTGAAATTAAATTGTGTATTGTCCATACAACCATAAACAACATCAATACATGAGCCATCATCTGTATTTGCTAGTTGGTTATAATTAAACTTTGTAGGATCTGTACAACCATATACAAATGGAATACACGAACCATCATCTGTATTTGCCGTTAAACTATAATTGTACATAGTAGAATCAGTACAACCATTTATTATTCCTATACATGAATTATCATCATCAGTAGCCGTTGGATCGAAATTAATTGATAGTGGATTAGTACAACCTGCTATTTCTAGTTCATCACATATACCATCACCGTCTATATCACTTAAACAATAACTTAAACAATCATAATACTGAGCTGGATAAGTACATCCTCCGTTATCAACATTTGCAATTACATCATAGTTACATGCTGCTAAATCTGTACATCCTAACCACACACAACTTCCATCATCTGTATTGGCTAATGTGTTATAATTATATGCTGCTGTATCCATACAACCGTTAACAATTGCAATACATGTATTATCATCTACCGTTGCTAACGAATCATAATTAAATGCAAATTCATTAGTACATCCATATACAATTGGAATACATGATAGATCGTCTACATTAGCATTAGGATCATAATTTGCTGCTAATGAATCCATACACCCTGGTACTGTTGGTATGCAATATGTTCCACAGAATGGTATTGCTGTATACTTTGTATAGAATGGAGAACTGAATCCTTGAAGTGCTCCTTGTCCATTATTTGCAAATGGATTCTGTCCTTCATACATTAGTTCAACACCGTTAGCATTTGTTAACTTAAATGAATTGTGCCAAGTCTGAAATTGTACTTCTTGTGGTGGTTGTTGTGGTCCACCTACTTCAAAATAGAATACCTCTACTGGCACACCTGGGTCTAATATTATATTCCATGTATTTTGATAATTTCCTGGTCCCATTGTATATGTACCTAAGTTTATACCATTTTGATATACACCTATATATGAATTACCCCAACCATCACCTCCTGCATCACCAATCCATAATTCATAATTACAATCTGGAATCAAGTCCATTATTGTAGCATTAGGATCATAATTAAATGCTCCTGGATTAGTACAACCATATATATGTAAATTAGCACATGACCCATCATCATTATTAGCTAATGGATTAAATTCTTGATAATCATCATCTGTACATCCATTAATCGTTGATACCGTAGCACATGGCGTTCCGAATAAGTTTGCTGCGGTTAAAGTATCTCCAAAGCCTGGATTGTCCATATACCAAATAGTATCTCCTAAACAATTATATATTACTATCATTCCATCTAATGTTCCACCTGATGTTGAACCTGCTAAACCATCACCATAGACATCAGTAACTTCTAATTCAAAGCCTGCATTTTGGTCCACACAGAAATTATATGTATATGTTTGTCCTATATCATTAAAGTCATAGTCACCTGCTGCAGCTGAACCAACAACTCCTAAGCTATTCATTGTCCAACCAGTTTCACTTGGCCAGTTATCAAATGTAATTTCCATTGTTATTTGATATTGTGTAGTTGTATCACATGTCGTTCCTGCACAAGATCCATCATCTTCAGTAGCCCATGGATTGTAAGTTGGTTGAAGTGGATCTGTACATCCTAATATACATGGAGTAGGAGTATAAGCAATAGTATCGGACATAGTACCATCTGCAAACTCTACTAGTAAATAATGTTCTACTGACCAATTAGGTGGCATTTGTCCATTACCCGCACCTACTTGAAACTCTGTTGTATTTGGAGCAACTCCATATTGATATGGTCCAACACCATCTTCATTTGTATACCATACCTTGACAGTTTCACATGATGGATTGTTTTGGTCCATAGTCCATTCAAATATAATTAAAGCCACATTGTTTGGTAAACAATCTTGATATGCATTAGACGACAAAATCCCACCACAGGCAGGATAAGTACAACTACCATCATTGATAGTAGCTAGGGAGTCAAAGTTTAATGCATTTGTATCTATACATCCTGGCACATCTGGTGCAGGAGGTGCACATGGTAATATATTAACTAATGTATCTAAGGTAAAAAACTGCATTGTTAATGGATCATAGTTTATGATAGGTCCTTGACAATCGTTTTGCATTTTAAACCATGCTGGGTTCTGTGACAACCAACCATCACCATAACTATCATTTAAGGTTACTATATAATTGCCTGAATTTACACCAATTATTGTATCTAAATATTGATATGGTGTTGTAGGTTGGTGAAATATTACAGTATCACCTAGTACAGTATCTTCCACCATAAAGAAATTAGCTTCTGATGGTGCATAAAAATCATACTGTACTTTAAAATTTACCCAACTATCTGTGTTTCCATATTGTGCTAATAACATTGTTGGCAATAAAGCCAATACTAATAGTAACTTTCTCATAAAACTTTCTCCTTTATTTGCAACAAGTATTGCTAGGTTTGCAGCTTCGTACTTGATAAGCCCATGCTGCAGCTGATAATAGTAAGCCTAAACCTAACCATCCATCGCCAAATGTACATCCAGCTCCTACTGCTAAAACATATCCACCATAGCATTTAATATAGCATAATATTGCATCATATATTGTTTTGTTTTCTTTGTATTCTGCTACTAATTTTTCGTCTAATTCTGTGCTGTCTAATACCTTCTTTACAACCTTTTTTACCGTCTTCTTAGCCATTTTATTTACTCCTATTGTTTTGTCTCATGGACCATTTAATATGATTATCACCTTCTACTACTGTATGCAATACAACTTCAGTGGTTTGTGGTGGATTTCTATATAATACTACATCTCGTTCTTTAAGTGTTTCACTCACTCTACTGCATATTGATTCTTCTAATTCTGGATCATATCCCTGTCCTAATATCTTCTTTGGAACTCTTGATAATATACCTTGGACAACACTACCAATACTCCATTCATCTGTATCACCCATCTTGGTTCCCGACTTGATAGTTTTCCATCCAGTATCAGGTGATTTGCTCACTATTCCGCTCCAAACATTCTACCCATCAATTCAGGATATCCTTTTACAGTTCGCATAGTTTGTATCATCTTCTTTACTGTAGATTTGTCTGCACCTTTAGCTGATTTTGCCTCGTGTTCAAGATGAGTTAGTAAAACTTTACAATTTCTTTCCCATTCCTTTTGAAATCCTTTATCCATCGGAGCTTCGTTAAGTTTCTTGTCCCACTGCGCTTTCCAGTCTGCTTCATTTGCAAATGGAGGATGTGATACATCATCATAAACTTTTCCTACTTCAACTTGTTCTTTAATTTGTTTACCACCAATTCTTTTATACTGTTCTTTTAAATTCATCTTAATTCTCTATATCTTTTGATTCTATTAGAGTATATGTGAAATTATTGTTCCACGTTTCTCTAGCCGTTTGACATATTTCTAAGAATGTATGCCAATCATCATTACTTGCTATTACTTGACAGCCCGCTGACCATCTATCTACGTATGTTGATTTTTTACCTGCCTTTGAAGTTGCTCTATGTATATTAATTCCAAATATACCAGTTTGAGTTGTCGATTCATCAAAATCATATACACCATCTTTATTACGATCTCTGTAAACTGTTACATCTTTCTGTTGTCCTAATGCTAAATATTTACCTTGATGTAATCTAAGTTTATGTGAACCTCTGTATTGACCTGGCTTAAGGATTGCAACACCTTTTTCACTTAGTAAGTTTTCAACATGATCGTCTCCAGGATCTGTTGTACAGTCAAAGCAGTGAAATTGCCATTCACCATCTTCTTTATATGTAATTGTGATTTTGTCATCGAATCTGTTTGTAACCTTGTTGTTAGTTTCGGAATTTCTGATTCCTACAATGTTAACGTTATAGTCACCAGATTCAAACCATCTGTAGCCTTTAGCTTCAACTGCAGTTTGGATTTGATCTCTAGTATAAGACATAGTTTTCTCCTCTTGTATTTAGTATGAGTACGTATATAAATATACTGAGACCCGAGAAAACAATCAGTTAATCCAGCTTAACGTCTTTGCGTTCTACCCAAAATAACCGCCCAACATCATCAGTTACTCTGATTCTTTTTTTATCTGAATCTGACTCATTGTATTTGACCCGAGTGCCCTTCACTAAAGCTCCATTAGCTGTGTGATATGTCTTTGTAACATTAGCTTTTTTCACGCTTCCTGACATTTTCTTTCCTCTTTTTCGATGGAACTTCTTCGTCATCATACTTTCGTTTTCTACGACGAATCTTTTCTTTATGAGGCTTATTCTGTCCCCAATCTAATTCTTCTAAATCTTTACGATTTAGCTTGACTTTCTTCACTGAGTCTTTCATGTACATTTTCGCATAATTGCAGTCTGTCTGGATTCGTTCCAATCTCCTGCAATCTTTTAATTTCTAATTCTAATTCTTTAATATCTGTTGGAATCCAGTCTTTCACATCTCTGTTACGATTAATGTCCCAATATCTGTCGTTATGATTTGTCATATCTTATCTTTAATTTTTTTATTCTATCTAGGAATTCTGTAATGGTTAGCGTTTCATTCTTATCTGTTTTTATTTTTACCGCTTCTAATAATTCCGGTTTTGTATCTATCATTCCCATAAGAGATCTCAATCCTTGTCCACTCCAAAATACTCCAAAGCCGTTATCTTCTCCAAGTAAGTTTGTTTCGAGCCATGCATCACGCTCTGTATCTCCTGGCATCATTAGATAGTATTGCTTCATATTATTCTGATTTCCAAAACGAGTATATACCTTTATCCAATTCATACTCATTCCAAAACATCCTTTCCCGCTTCGGTTGTTTTTTTGCCCACTCCCACATGTCAGTAAGACCTTGCTTCAAATCAATCTTTTCTGTGTAGTCTAGCAGGAATTGGGACTTCTCATATGTTGGATATGCATATTTAACCTCATGTCGACCTTCTAAGTGAACTTTATTCCCTCCACCCATTACTTCAATCAATATATCTGCCGCTTGATTAATACTACATTCTTTTATACCACCTAAATTAATGACTTGCTTTGATGCTCTTTCATCAGTTGCAGCTTTCCACAATGGTTCTAAACAATTATCAATATAGCTAAATGCTCGCTGTTGTTCACCATCTCCAAATATAGTAATATCTTGGTCATTCAAATATTGATACATCCATATACCTAATACATTTCTATATTTATCCCAGATATTTTGCTTGAGACCATATACGTTATGTGGTCTGATAATACACCAATCCAGATTATGTTGTTGTCCTGCTATATGAATATCTAGCTCACATCCTAATTTTGCTACTCCATATGGATCAATTGGTTGTAGTGGTGAATCTTCAGAAAATGGTGGTGTTCCGTGACCATATACAGCTAAAGATGATGTGAATACTAATCTAGTAACATCATATTTAATACAATTGTTAATAATTTCAGCTGTTGATATTAAATTATTCTGATAGTTGTATTTTCTAATGAATGGGCTCAATCCTTCTGCTGCATATGCTGCAAAATGATATACAAATTCTGGTTTATGTTTTTTAAATACCTTATCCAGCCCGTCATTAATATCTTGCTTATAGAATTTTACCTTTTTATTAACGTTTTCTTTAAATCCGCCAGATAAATCATCTACCCCAATTACTTTATAGTCTGTACTTTCTATGATCCAATCTGCCAATCTGGATCCGAGTAATCCTGCTACTCCGGTTATTAAAACTGTTTTACTCATAATTAATTCCCTTAAATTTATTTATTTGTGGTTTATGTGAATTGTTAGGATGTCGAATTGGATCGATACCCCATTTATACTTAAATATATTTGCTGCTGACTGTTCGCTAGCTTTGAATCGCTCACCTTCTTTTCCATTCTTAGTTGCTACTGAGCCGAAGTGATAAAAATTTAATTTTCTAGATCTTTTGAATGTTTTTCCAGCTAGCTCTAATTTCAAAAAGAAGTCCCAATCACATATAAATGGTGACCCATAGATAGTATCAAATCCCCCTACCATCATATAGTCAGTCTTTGACATGTAAAATGGAAATATTTCTCCATCATCTGTCAATTTATTTGTTCTATAGGTTTGTTCGTCTGTAGTGAACTTATCTAGATCAAAATCTTCTACTCCTCCAAAATCAGCTGTTTCAAAATTAAATATGCTAGGAGCTCGTTCAATCTGGTTTGGTGTTATAATTGTTTTACCATCTTCCGATTCTAAAATTACATCCCAATCCTTTGGAAATACATTATCATCATTTACGATAAGTATGTATTCATTAGTTGCATTCCACACACCTACATTAAGTGAATGCTGCATACCTTGATTTGTTTCATTTGGTACAAATCCTACACGATCTTTATACTTTTCAATTATGTGTTTACTTTCTTCAACAAATCCATCAATAACACATATCATCTCATTATTATTCTGTTGATTATCTAATGCTGATTGCAGACATATATCTAAACATTCAGGACTTCTATAGCTTGGTATTATTACACTAATCATATTACATTCTCCCAATCTGTTAGTGGTGCTAACCAAGCAGTTTCTCCATGTGTTGCATGTCCTGGTATTGAGCTCACTAACGATCTATTGTTATTTCTTAATTCTATGAATGTGTCAAAGTCTCTTGGATAAGTTCCTTGTGTGTGTTTTCTCCAAACATCCTCATCTTCTCGTAATGTTTTAACTCGAGCACAGAACGTCATTGTTGTTGAATTTGTTATCTTCCAATGACTGCTATCTGTCAAAAACACTTTAGTAATCTCTCCTCCACCTTTAACGTGAGGATTTCCTCCTCTATTAGCATCAATATATTTATCTGGATGGTCATATAATGTTGCATAATGAGCTCCCATATCAATAGCTTCTTGCAAATACTTTTGTGCATTCATATTATGAATATAGTCATTTTCTATGAAATATACAACTTTATCATCGTCTAATTTTAATGCTTCATCCAAAGCTAAATTGAAAGTACCAGCACCATGACCAATTGATACATAGTTTATATGATCTCTCGATTTATATTTCTGGATCATATTATTTGTTTCCTCTGATATATTATCTGCTATAATAGACCAATTTGCATTACAAAATACTTTGACCGCATTTTGCAAACATGTTTCATTGTTAATATAGTCTGGTTTTACTTTACTATATCCTGCATCTGATATTCTATAGATTACGTGCATATTATTTCTCGCATTTGTGATGCTACTTCAGTATCTGTTAAATATGGATCTAAGCTGACGTGTCCCTCATTTGGAAAGTAGAATTCTGGACCTAGTTTTGGTTTCTGAATTTTCTTGATAACTCCATTCCATCCATATAATTGGTGTACAAAATCTCCAGTGATAATTGTTTTAGTTCCAACACCTGCTGCAAGATTTATCAATCCACTTTCTCCTCCAATCATCCAATCACAAGATTTTATAACAGAAGCCGTTGCGCTATAGTATCCTGCTGCCATAGCTCCACCCATTGGTTGGTGTTTATGGTTTGGAGTTCCAGTTGGAAAACCAACCATTATGATATTACATTCTTTAGCTAATACTGATAGAATATTCTCGATATTCCTCCTTTCACCTCCATATCCAGTTTCATTTGGATGATTGATTCCCGCTTTATATTGTTCTGGAGTGAATTTAAAACTCTTTTCGATCCAATTAGATTGTACTGCAATGTTAGGTCTACCATCTTTAGGGAGAAGTAATTTTGATGAATCGTCCGCTCCTTCATTTGTATAAATTTTATATCCAAGATCATCTGTAAATATTTCACAATGATGTCTAAAATAGATTGGAGGTGGAATTGATTGGTCTACTGGTGGTAAGTTGTATACTTTATCATATTGTTTTTCCATTTCTGGAGTAAGTTCAGAATTATGAATTACCTTACCGATACGTGGATCGTTGTTAAATAATCCCATTACTTGATGTACTGAAACACAGTAATCTATTGGATCAGTATATGGATTAGATTGAGCAATTCCTGCTGCGAATAAATGATCACCTATGAATCCATTACATTTAACTAACTGCTTCATCTACTATCTCTTTTACATTTGGATTAAATTCTGGATTGTCTTTTACAAATTGACCGACCCTTGGTACATAATGTTTTATGAAATGTTCCATTTTTGTACCTTCTTGATTTGGAAAATAATCATCTTTGTTTAGTCTATAATCTTCTGCAGTAATATTATCACAGTTTAATCCTAATCCCCCAGCAGCTGCATATCCAAATTCTGCTGTTGGTCGGTGGTTAATTTTAAATCCTGCTTTTTTCACTAGTTCTGGAAGATATGTTTCGTATATTTCAAAGAAATAATTACAATAATTTGTAATTGAAATCGTTTCAACCAACTCAAAGATTTTTCGATGGATAACCCAAAAGTCCCAGTAATGTGTACCTGCTTCAGCTATATCCGTAAGGAATACACACTTACCTTTCCAATTTCGAACATTATCATCCCACCCTTTATTTATATCTGTTATATCATCACAAGCACCTAAAAGGAATTCACCTTTTGCTGTCGCTGCGATCTCATCAAAAAATTGCGGTATACTGCAGTAGCCGTATTTTTGCGGTCCTGACATTACTTTAATTTGTAAATGTCTTGCATGTCCTGCACATAATCTTATATCATTTATCCATTCTTGAGATCTACCAGCTTCATTATCTATACGAAGTATTACTTCAATATCATCGGGATTTGTAGCTGTGTTGAAAAATAGTAATATTGATTTTGTGACCATATCTCTATCATTTGCTGATGGCATCATAATTGATACTAATGGATTTTGGTTGTCGATTGCATTACTCATTTTGACTATCTCCTTTTTCGACTCTATAAGAGTCTTCTATTTTATCTTGCGTTGAGGTTTCAAAAATACAGCTATCTTCAAGAGCTTCTAATTGATGAGCTATACCTTGGTATATTGTTACAACATCACCTGCGTTTAATTCTTGTACAACTTTATCTGCATTAGTAGGATCAATCCATGTGAATTTTAATTTGCCGTATCGTACAAACCACGTTTCATATTTATCAACATGATAGTGCATTGAAAACTTTTTACCTTTTTCAAATACTAAAAGCTTAGCACAATAGTCTTGATTGTTTTCGATGTGTAATTCATATCCCCAACCTTTTTTAATAAAAGATTCTTTACATTTTGTTGCATTCCATACTATCGGTTTTTCCATTCTAATATCTCCGTTGTTGAGTATCCTTCTATTCTATCAAAGAATACTACTTCTTCTACATGTTGTTCACCTACCACAGTTTGGCCTTTCCAATCTGATCCTATGACTAATTTACTAGCTCCTACTATATTTACGAGATCTTCCAATCCTTGGGTAGAGTCAAATACAAATACTCCATCTATATATTTTATAGATTCTAAAACTTCTTTTCTATCTTGCATATTATTAAAAGGTCTATCATCTCCCTTATCTTTTTTAACTTTTTCATCTGAATCAATACCTACGTATAATTTAGATCCTAAGCTTTTGGCATATTTGAATAATTCAATGTGTCCTTTATGTAAGATGTCAAAACATCCATTAGTCCAAATTATCATACAGTTGCTACTCCTTGTTTTTGTACCACTATTGTAGTGCATTCCTGTGCAAATTGGATAGCTTTGTCTATATTATTTGTGTTAATATATTCATATACCAATCCAGCTAAGAATGTATCTCCTGCTCCTGAGACGTCCTTTACAGGAACATCTGTTGTTGCATACATTCGGCCTTGATATTCACATCCATGCTTACCTTTCGTTACTATTAATTGTTTGTGTAGATTGGGATATTCTGACAGTTGCTTGGAATTCTTTTGATATTCTAAATGATTAATTTTAATATAATCCATACCTTTACACCAACTACCTAATTCTTTTTTTGTATCTAAGAATGTGGGACACTTTGCTTTTTTACCTATATGAGCTATATCATAAAGTGTAAGAAATCCTTTATCATAATCCGATACTACTATAGCGTCATACTCTAAATCAAAATCTGTATTTATACAATTTTGCCAGTCTTCATTAAAGTCAATTGGCATGCATTCATCATTTTCATCTACTCTAAGAACCATTTGGTTATATCGCTCGTCTACATATCTTATCTTTCTAATAGATTCTTTATTAGTAATTAAATCAACTGTGGCTCCTAGAGCTTTTAAATTAGCAACTACATTTCCTGCCATTCCTGGATTTGATTTTTTCTCTACTGGTACTAATACTGGTACTGGAGCTTCTGGAGCTATCCTTTCTATATCTCCATAGATAAATACATCTTCACAACTATCCCCTATAACTAATATTTTCATATGCTCAAATTCTTTCTATATTCTTTTGTTCCTTCTTCCACTGTCCAATTTGGCTCCCATCCTGGCATAAATTTTAATCTGTCTGCTTTAGTGTAGAATTGGTACCAACCAGGTATTTTATCTGGAGTGTGATAAGTATATGATATTTCCATTCCTTCTACTAAAGATTCAAAAGTTTCTGCTTTACCCGTACCTACGTCAAATACTCCGCGTTCTAAACTCATTGCATGTAAGTTTGCATGAACAATGTCTGCTATATATACAAAATCCCTCTTTGGATTTTTTGGAAACAATTTAAACTTTCCTGCTTTATGTGCTTGATATGCTACTGATGCCATTTTACCCTTTTCATGTTCACCTGGACCGTATACATTAAAATATCTTAACGCTACAAACTTCTTACATGCTTGCAATCCATACTCCTCTGCTAATAATTTCGACCAACCGTATATGTTATTTGGAAGGCCATCATTTCCGTAACAAGCAGCGGAGCTAGAATATACAACTTTTTTCTTATATTTCCTAGCTAAATCAAATAATTTTTTGCTTGTTGTATAATTCCAATACAACATATAGTTTGGATCTTGTTCAGTTGTATCTGATATTGCTCCTATATGGAATATACCATCACACTGTTTAACCATGCTTTCCAAAGCTAGCTCATCTTCCCATGTCTGTTTGTCTTGATGTATTTGCCATGCATAATCACCTCTCGATTCGAGTGTTTCTAATACAGCTTTTCCTACAAATCCTTCTGCTCCAGTTACTATGAATTTTGCCATGATATTTCCCAATCTTTAAAATCTGCTGCTAAGCAATCTATTTTATAATCTTTTCTTCCACCAACTTTTTCTTGGATCATATTTTTTGCAGTATTTCTAATACCATTTAATCCGTGTGTTAGCTCGAGATTATTTCCATCTTTGAGACCTTTTCTATAGTTTGATTCATTGTGCCATATATGTAAATTCATTTGTGAAAGCACTACGACAGCTCTAATCAATTCTGCATCTATTCCTTCTAACTTAATATCGTGCATAATATCTTGAATTTCCTGAGCATATTCTTCTTTATGATCTGGAATAAATACTTCTTTTAATTGTGCTATTGATAGCCTATCTATTAATTCTGATAGTGTTGGTAAATATTTTCTACTCATACTCGCTTTCTCCAATATTCTAGTAAATCGTTCCATATATCATCCATCGTTTTTTCTGGCTTCCAATCATAATGACTTTTAAATTTAGATGTATCAGGTATCTGTAGTGTTATATCAGTTGGTCTCATTCTTTCAGGATCTTGAATTTTCTTGAATGGTTTATCTGATTTTGATATTAAAGCATCTAATGCTTCTCCTACTAAACACGATTCATCACCGCCTATATTATATACCTCACCTGGTCTTGGAAATTCTGAACATAGCCAATACGCCTTGATCGCGTCATCTATATGATTATAGGTTCTAACAGAATTTAAGTTTCCATGTCGTACTTCATATATTCCATTTTTCTCTCCTTTTGCGATTTGACGTGCAAACGATGATACTGCAAATTCTTTTCCTCTTCTAGCTCCTTCATGACTAAACATTCGAGTAGTTATAATTTTCATTCCAAACGCTTTGTGATAATATTGAGACATTAAATCATGTCCTACTTTCGATATTGAATATGGATTAGCTGGTCGAATTGGATTATTTTCAGTTATTGGAATTTCATGTGGTTCTGGATTACCATATACCTCACTTGTAGACACACTTATTATAACCGGATCCATTTCATTTGATTTTATTGATTCTAATAAATGAGTTGTTCCCAATACATTTGTATGCAATGTTACAATTGGATTTTTGAAGCTAGATTCTGGAAAACTTTGAGCTGCAAAGTGAAATACTTTATCCGGTTTGGATAGCTTAATCGCTCTATCAATACTAGCATAATCCATTAAATCGCCTCCATAAAGTACAACTCTCGGATTGTCGATTAGATGCTCTATATTTGTAGTATCTTCCATCCATCTTTTAAACCCATAAATTTGATCATCTGTGTGTTCCAGAATATAGTCTGCCATATGGCTACCTACAAATCCTGTAATGCCTGTGATAAATATTTTACTCATTTTTATCTCTTCCCCATAGAATTGGATTATTATGTGGCCATTTGAAATTCCACGATGGATCATTCCAATGTACAACAAATTGATTTTCTATATCATTATAAGAACCCTCAAACGCTTGCTTGTAATGGAACGTGCATGTATCACTTAATACAAAATGACCATTTGCACAACCTGGAGGAACCAATACTTGTTTTCTATTAGCATCTGATAATACAAACCATTCTGATTCACCGTAGGTTTCTGACTCCTTACGACAATCAGCTACAACTAGATAGAATTCACCCTGCACACAATTGATCAGCTTCCATGTTTTATCATCACCGTGTAATCCTCGCAGTACATCTTTTTTAGAATGTGAAAACTTATCCAATCTCCAATTCAAATCTGGATAATCATCACTGGTCCACGTTGTGTATATGTCTCCACGAAAGTCTTCATGATGAGTTGGATTAAAAGTTTTTAGATCTTGAATCATGCAACTACCTCTTCTGATACATTCTCCAGATACCACTCAATGGTTTTACGGACACCTTCTTCAAAACTAGTTTGTGGTGTGAATCCATATTTTTTTGCTCGACTTGTATCTAATACTCTTCTCATATCACCTTCTGGTTTTTCTGGCGAATATTCAATAGTTCTATCAAAATAATTAGCTACTATTTCAGCCACAGCTTTGATTGATATACCATGTCCGCTAGCTAAGTTTACTGGTTCAGTAACTTTATTTTCTACCATATGAATCATTCCCTGAGCTACATCTTCTGAATAGATTAAATCTCTAACGGGTGCGCCAGTTCCCCAAACGTTTAGTATTTCATTCAAATGTCCTTTCTTAATTAAAGATGGAACAACCATTGAATGCTCACCAAAATTATCATGCGGTCCATATACATTTGCAGGTCTTACTATTGATACTTTATTCCAATCGTTTTCAATTGCATATGCTTGTGCTTGCAATTCACCCATTCTCTTTGCCCAAGCTGGGAATGTATCATTTTTTGTAGGAAATGTTTTCCACACATCATCTTCGGTTAATACTTCAGCTTGCTCATATACTCCAACAGAACTTGTATACAAATACCATTCTACTCCTGCATCTTTAGCAGCTTCCATCATATTAGTGTTAAACTGTAACATTGGTACAAAGTATCTTGCTGGTTTTTCTACAGCTGTTTGTGGACTACCTTTGATACCTGCTAGATGCATTACGATATCCATTCCTTTACATATTTCTTGACATACACATCTTTCTCTTAGATCTGTTGGTAGGTCTGTTGGATATACACGTGCACCTTTTTCTTGTAACATTTTTACTAATGATTTTCCAATCATTCCGTTAGCACCCGTTACTAATATTTTTTTATCTTTTAAATTTATCATATCTTTACTCTACTACAAAATAAGAAACTCTTGATGCAAATTTATATCGTTTCAATGTTATATTATTCAATCCAAAAACTTCCATTAATGCTAATGTTTCACCTGGTGAATCTGGATCATTTAATTCATCAAAAGCCACTACACTACCTTTTGTAAGTCGTGGTCTGATTGCTTCCAAACACTCCTTGGTAGGTTTATATAAATCAAAATCAAAATATGCTAATGATATGATAGTCTCTGTATTGTCTTCTAGGTATTTATGTATTGTTTTAGTTGCATCACCTTTTACTAATTCAAATTTCTTAATATGTGATAAAGGATTATCATCCTCAATATTCTGGACTACTTTGGATAAGTATTTATCATAGTCATCTGTAAGTGCTAATCCTCCTTCAACCATCAGAGATGATTCGCCATCTTCTGGTGTAATTTCTGGAAACCCTTCGAAGGTGTCAAATGCTACTATCTTTTTATGTCTATTGAAAGGTTCGTATATACCACGGAGGGCTGCAAATAATGCTGCATTGTGTCCCCATCTAGTCCCAAGATCCATCACAATACCATGTACATCAATTTGTTTTTGATATATGTGATTCATAAATAAAATCCTAGATAGATTTTTTGAATTTAAAAATAATCCTAGATTTGGTAGTACTTGTTCTTTCGGTATCGGACATTCTCTCAATAATTCGTATAATTCGAGTCGTTTCTTTGTTTCTAATTTATTCTCATACTCACCATAAAAAGGGTCTTGGCCGTTTGCATGCTTTGTGTTGTTGTCAGTCATTTTTATTCTCCTTTATTGTTTATTTTTCCCAAACTAGTGCTGGGATTTCTTTGTTCCATCCAAAAGCTATTACCCAAGCCCAAAATCTTAACCTACCTTCGATCAAATCAAATTGAGTATCGTTTACACGCTTGAGCCTGATAGGCTTTAGGAATATTCCTTGTTCTATTTCTTCTGATAATTCTATTGGGGATGGCGTCATTCCCATTGCATTTTCTTTTGCTTCTTCTATTGTTTGATATACTTTACGATTGTAGTCATTAGAAACTCTAATCTGCTTTGTATCTATATTTCTTGTCGGTGTTACCAACTGTACTGACATTGATTCATAATCATGGTCTGTTAATTCTATATCAGCTGATTTTGCATTTTCCAATGCACGTGATGGTTTTGACGTATTTGGGATTACTATTACGTTTGGATCTTGTATCAACCACCTTAAAACTATTTGTCCTGGAGTACATTTATATTTCTCTGAAAGAGCATTTAGATATTCTGATTGGTATGATCCATTTGCCAACTTTCCTTGTGCTAATGGACTATATGCGATGAGCTTGATATCATTATTTTCACAGAAGGGTAATATGTCCTTCTCTACTGACCGTTCAAAAAAATTATATTCTGCTTGTATGCAAGCTAAGTGATGACCTTCAGAAGTTAATGCAGTAACCGCATCTTGTGCTTCTGATAGTAGAAAATTACTGACACCTACATGTCTAACCTTCCCTTCCTTTACTAAAGTATTCATTGCTCTCATCGTTTCACTAATTGGGAAATTTGGATTTGGCCAATGTACTTGGAATAGATCGATTCGGTCTGTTTGCAATCTTATAAGACTATCTTCAGCTGATTTTATAACACCTTCGTATGTAGTATCGTTTGGAGATACTTTACTTGCTAAAAATACTTTTTCTCTACCTATTTTTTTCAATGCAGATCCCAATAAAGTTTCAGATAATCCATCTCCATATACTGGTGCAGTATCTATAAAATTTACACCATTATCTACAAAGCATGATAGTGTTAGGTCTAGATTCTTTCCATCTTCCTTATCTGGTAGGTGGAATCCAGTACCAAAACCTATTGCAGAGACGCTATCCGATCCTAAGTTACGATAAATCATTATATATCTCTAATCTTAGTAATTATTGAATCAACATCTATTCCATATTTTTGATGTAGCCATTTTCTATCTCCATACTCAAAATATTGTTTATCTTCCAATGCTATCCTTTTCAGTTTAATAGAGAGGTTATTGTCTGTGATGAACTCGCTGATTGCACTACCAATTCCACCAGTTATTGAATTTTCTTCAATGGTGATAATTTGTCGAGCGTGATATATTAATTGTTCTAAATTATTTGGTAATGGACTTATTCTAATTAAATCTATCAATCCATACTTTAATTCCTTTGCAACTTCTAATGCTACATGAGTCATGTATCCAGTACTTATAATAACTGTATCATCAAATTCGCGTATTTCATTTGCAGCTTCACATCCATCCGTATACAATTCTGGGAATGTTCCTTTATCAATTCTTACATAAGCTGGTGATGAATTGTTATAAACTTTTTGTGCACAATCTTTAGCTGACTCAGCATCGGATGGGTTAAAAATTTTCATCTCAGGCATTACTCTCATAACACCTATATCATGTATTGCATGATGAGTTGGTCCATCTTTGGAAAATGACAATCCTGCTCCACATCCTATTATAGTAACATCTAAATTCATACTACATATATTTGCTTTTATATGCTCATAACACCTCATTGTAATGAACGGAATTATAGAATACACGAATACTTTTTTTCCAGCTAACGCTAACCCAGTTGCTATTAATACCATGTTTTGTTCTTGTACACCCACATTTATGAATTGGTCTGGAAAATCTTTTTTATATTTTCTAATACTGAACGCATCTGCATCCGCCGTTATGAATACTACGTTTTTATCTTTTGCTGCAATATCATATATTTCGTCGAAGAAAGCATCTCTAATATCTATACCCATTTTAGAATCTCCTCTTTTAATTCTACTTCAGCTAAATCAAATTCTTCATCTGTTGGAACAGAGTGGTGCCATTTTATTCCAGATTCCATAAATGAAACTCCTTTTCCTTTTACGGTGTCTGCTATAATAACTGTTGGTTTATTTATTTTTAGATATCGGTGTTCTAAGCCATGACATATTGAATCGTGATTATGGCCGTCTATTGTTTCAACATTCCAACCACAAGCTGTAAATTTTTCTTCAAGATTATCATTTTCGATAAAATCTGTAACGGATAGTCTATTTCTATCAACAATCACAGTCAAGTTAGTTACATTTTTCTGAGCTGCAAACATGACGGACTCCCAAATGGATCCTTCTTCACATTCTCCATCTCCCACTAAAGAATACATGTGTTGATCTGGTTTTGCCATAGCTAATCCAGTTGCAATTCCAATCGCATGTCCGAGTGATCCAGTGTTTGTTTCTACTCCTGGTATATTAAAGTCTAATTGTCCACCATAAATACTACCATCAATTCCATACATTGCTATTTCAGATTTAGATATGATTCCAAGATCAGCTAAGATTGCATATATTCCCAAACACGCGTGTCCTTTACCTACTATTAATCTATCCCTATCTTCCCAATCTGGATCGTTAACTCTGTAGCAAAATGCACTTGGTCCGTAGTACAAAGCTACTAATATATCCATACAAGAATATATTCCTCCAAAATGTCCGAGTCGAGCTTGTTTTATCATTTCCAAAACTTTTAATCTCATCTCAGCTGATTTTTTCTGCAAACTTCCTGTTGGATATAAATTATCCATTATACATTTCCTCCAAAAGGTTCTATAATTTTTTGATTACAGTCACAAACAACTTCTACCAACATAGGTGTATTAGTTGAAAATATTTTTTTAAGATCCGATTCAATATTATTATAATCTTCAATAATATAAAATGGCAACTCAAACGCTGCAGCTACTTTTTTAAAATTCAATACCGTATCATCATCTGTATATCTAGCACCAGTCATATCATCTTGCGATTTTCGGATAGATGCGTATCCACCGTTATTTATTACAAATGTTTTTATGTTTAGATTGTTATACGATATAGTTCGCAACTCTTGTATATTCAATTCAATTGAACCATCTCCTACAATAGTAATTACCTGAGAGTCTGGTTGAGTTGCGCTAGCTCCTATGGATAAAGGTACTGCTAATCCCATACTATAAAAAGCTCCAGAAGTTAAATCTCGCTGTCCTTGTTTTAGTTTAAGTGTTTGAGATACTGCATAATTAGAACTTCCCGCATCACTAACAAATACTGCATTTTCAGCTGCATACTTACTTACAGTTTGTAAAAAACGGTATGAGTTTATTGGATTTCCTATCTGCTCTGTAGTTACAATTGGATTGGATGTTTGATATTCTTTACATGTATCTAACCATCCACTATATCGATTCCACTCAGTGGTTTTTTCAATCTCTGAATTCAGCTCAGTCATAAATAATTTCAAATCAACTTGTAATGGAATATCAACTTTAAGACCTGGTTTTTTCATTTCAGTTTTATCAATATTTACCATTATTAGTTTTTTCACAGATTCAAAATAATTATACTCCGGACCTGCCTGTGCATGGGTTAGACTAGTTCCTAGAGCTAATACTAAATCACATTCCTTCATAATTTTAGATGATGATAAATTTCCTCTTATACCACCCATTCCAAAATAACACTCATCTTCATCTGTTAGAATATCATTAGCTAATCTTGCAGATATTGCTGGAATTCTCAATTCGTTCAGTAAGAATCTTAACTCGTCAATACTATCAGATGTTCTGACTCCTTGTCCAAATACAACCAAAGGTTTTTTACACTTACGCAGTTCAGTCAATACTTTTCCTATATTAATTTTTTTGCTTTTATGTTGATGTGGTTTAAATCCTTTTAAATTAGAGATATTGATTTCTTGTGATTGTACATCGAATGGAATATCTAACCAAACTGGTCCTGGTCTTCCTGTCGTTGCTTCGTGAATAGCTTTTTCTAAATGAAATCGAATATCATTTGGATCATCAACACGAACTGCATATTTTGTTATATTTTTTACATTGTCAATAATATTGAATCCTTGAATACCAAATGTTCTAGCTTTATCTGATAACTGTTTAGTTCCTACTTGTCCTGATATTACGAGTACTGGTGCTGAGTCCACCCACGCTTCCGCTACACCACTAATTGCATTCGTTCCACCAGGTCCGGTTGTTGCTATAACAACTCCTACATCATTCAAAAGTTTAGAATATGCAGAAGCCATTCCAACAGCTGCAGCTTCGTGTCTTGCACAAATATATCTCATACCTTTTTGATGAGCAAATGCATCATCTAAGTATATAGAACCAGTACCCGAAAGCATGAATACATTCTTTACTCCATGATTATTTAAGAATTCAGCTATAAATTCTGATGCATTCACTATTGGTCTCCTTTTGAAGTTCTTGGCGTCACACTATGTTTTGGCTCTGCTTTATTTTCTACTCTATCAGCTTCATATTTCCACTTCGAATCACCTAATAACTTTTCTAATTCATCTTCCTTGATTTCATAGAAATTTTCTGATGCTGGGAAAACTCCACCTCTTACCTCATCTCTATATTGTTCTAACGATGATTTAATTAACTGTCCTGCTTCACAATATCTCTTTACAAATTTAGATTTAAAGTCCCAGAATAATCCTATTAAGTCATGCATGATTACCAATTGACCATCTACTTCATCACCTGCTCCAATACCGTAAACTGGTATATCCAATTCTTTAGCTATCATTGCAGCTGGTTCTTTTGGCATTGCTTCTAACAATAATGCTGAGCATCCTGCTTCTTGTAAAGCTATAGCTTGATTAAGTACAAGTTCAGCTTGGTCAGCTGTTTTACCTTGCACTCTATATCCACCCATTTTTGCTCTCGTATGAGGAGTCAATCCTAAATGACTCATAACCATAATCCCAGAATCGCATATAGCTTTAATTCTTTCTACCATTGCTCCTTCCACTTTAACCATATCCATTCCCGCTTTTATAAATCTACCAGCGTTTTCTACTGCGCTTTCATTTGATATTTGATATGACATGTAAGGCATATCACCTATTAAAAATGCATCACTAGCACCTCTTGATACAGACTCTGCTGCTGATATCATTTGATCCATAGTTACTGGGATTGTTGTTTTATGACCTAATGTAGTCATCCCCAACGAATCACCAACTAGAATTACATCTACTCCTGCTCCATCTGCAATATATGCTTGTGGATAATCGTAAGCTGTTACAGCTACAGTTTTAATTCCTTCTCTTTTGTGCTTTCTCAACTTAATAATAGTTGTTTTTGTTTTGCTATCTGCTGCCATGTTATTTCTCCTTTATTTATCGTTATAATGATCACCATACTCTATTAGTAATGTCGATCCTTTCCTTTCATATGCCTTTTCAAATTCAGACACAATTTCTTTTGGTTCGTTTAATAGTACTATTTTTATTTCACCCAATATAGATTGCAATGCTTCTGTATAATCTATAGTGTGTTGGACGCCTCCGTTCAATGGAGTCGTAGACCCAATTGAAGTTCTTATGATTACTTTTGGTTTCCAATTATTCTCAGTCATTATTTGAAATTTATCTAAATGATTTACTAATTGATCCATTGCTCTCATTAGGAAATCAAACCGTGGATAGCAACTAATTGGCGTTAAACCTTCCAATGCCATACCAGTTGCTATACCCATTTGTACTTCTTCAAATACTGGCATTTCCAGTCTTTTATCTTCTGATACTGTACTTAATGTATTAAATATAGCATTGCCACTATACGATACTGATTGACCTAAAAAAATCGTATCATCTTTTTCAGCTAGCCATTCCATTGCTTTAATTATTTCGTCTTTATATTTCATAACATCTCTCCTAGAATAAAACCCAATTGCCAGTTCCGTGGTGTGGAAATACTCTATCATATTTATAATAAATTACATCCTCTGGAACATCTCTTTTTACACCACCCCAAGTTTCGTCAGTTGGTGTGTTAGTACTCATATTATTATCTTCTACTACAAACTGTAATGGTAAATCAAAATTCTTTGCATATTTATATGCTTCATAAAACAATCCACTTTCAAATGTCATATCACCAATGAAACACCAAGTCTTTCTATCACTTCCCATTTCTTTCTGAGCTTTAGCTGTACCTAATGCTATTGGAATAGTTCCTCCTACAATAGATGAAGTATACAGTTTTGGTTCTTTAGAATAAACACTCATACTTTTTCCACGAACAATTAGGTCCTTCAAGATTTCTTGATCGACACCGTGTAATAATGCGTGATAATGATTTCTCCAACTAGAGAATACCCAATCATCTGGGTGAACATATTGAAATATATCTATCAGATTATCTTCATTCCCTCCTGATAAATGAACAGGGCCTGGTATTTTTCCAGCTTCATATATTAATTTAATATCTTCCTCAAAATCTATGAGATCTTTTGCTGTTAAGTTAACATCTTTATGTTTTATCAATCCTGGCTTCATGTTAAGTATCCCTCTTTATTTTTATTATACCATTCTATAGTTTTTTTGATTCCTTCATCAATATTAACTTCAGGCTTCCACCCTAACTCATCAAAAGCTTTTTGTGAATTAAGTGCTAATTTTGTATTAATGCTTGGCTTTGTCAAATCGTGAGTTATCGTCAGATTTTTTCCTGAGTGTTTTACTATTTTATTTACAATATCTTTTACCGAAATACTTGTACCATTTCCAACGTTATATAACTTGTATATAGATTTTTGCAAATTTACAGCCTTATCAATAAAATTTACAACATCTGAAACATATAGTAGGTCTCGCTCAGTTGATCCATCTCCCCAAACTACCATTTCATCTCCTTCAGTTGCTTCCATTGCTTTTGTAATAGTTGCACCAAACATATGAGATTTTTCTAAATCGTATTTATCGTAAGGGCCGTAAGTGTTTGAATGACGTATGACAGTATGTTTAGTTCTTCCTAATTTAGAGTAAAATTCACACATTTTTTCTACATAAACTTTTGTCCACCCAACTCCAAAATATGCATCAAATATACCCTCATCTAATGAAAAATCCATCTCAGTTACTGGCGATCTTTCTGGATTGTACATTACTCCACAACTTAGAAATAAAAAGTGGCCAACATTATAATCATAACATGCTCGTAACAATAATGAATTCATTACTGCATTGTCAGTAACATGTAGGTATGGCTTTTCTAATATATCCTTTGCTCCAGATGTATTTGCAGCTGCCATAATTACAACATCGTATTGTGGTGTACGCTTAAATACATGATCTATTCCTGATTGTGTTGTTATATCACATGAGAGATGTTGTTGACCAGTTACACCTTTATATCTCCACGGTCTAGTATTACATACAGTCCATACATCATATTGCTCTGGCTTAGATTTATAATAATTGTAGATGTTCATTCCCATGAATCCAGTTGCACCTACTATCAATACGCTAGTTTTATCTTGTTTTTTACTCATAACCTTTTCTTTTAATATTAATTGTAATATACGAAATTTATTTCAATTGTGCAACTTCCAAGCCATTTATTACACGTTGTACATCATCTTCTATTATGTTGTAATGTGCTGTGATTCCATCCGGTCTGGTTGGTGGTAATTCATCTCGCACGTGTTCTCCACCCATACATTTATGTGACAGTTGAATGTTAGGTTCAATAATTTCGAAATTATAACCTTTCGTTTTTGCTATATTATTCCAAACAGTCCATTTGGTATCCGTAGATGCGTGAAACTCCATATAACCTTGGAGCTCTATAATTTTACTGTGGATAAATGGAATTGCAAGAAAGTCTTCAGTTGTAAACCCTTCCCCCGAAAATCCATTTACTCCATCTAAAAAAGTAGATTTTACGATACTCACTTTACCGCTATTGCTCTCCATTATACCTTCCCATCCAACCGTTTTCATAGTTACATCATCGCTAAAAGGAAGTATGAATTCTCCTTCAGCTGCTGTAGCAAGTTCGTTCCACATCCTCCACAGATCTACATAACCTCCATACCTATCTCCTTTCAATAACTTCATATCAAATACTTTATCGTATTTGTCTAATAAATGAAGATTGTCTAAAGTATTATGGTCATCATTATCAACACGTAAAATTATTTCTATCTTATCTTTATGTTCTGTAGTATTGTAGATCGATTCTAATGATGGGATCAACCCTCCTTCTTGAGCAAATCCATCATTATGAAAAGTTGGTATCATTCTATTTCTTGTAGGCATGATTATAGATACCAACTTTTTATATTGGTTTGGTTTGATTGTAAATTCTTTCATATTATATATCTACTTTTATCCATTTTAACCATCCTCGTATTTCTACTGTAAATTTTTCTTCAACATCAGCTGGTCTGAAATCCTTATCAGCATATTGTTGTCCTTCATGTAATATTTTTTCATTATTTTGGAAGTCTGTATCTGAATCTAGAGGTTTATTATCTTTATGGTGAAATGCATAAAACATTCCTTCATCATTTCTATGCCATTCTATATTTAATAACTCTTTTGCTCGAGTTCTCGTATCATCATCTTCCTTGCCCCATCCTATATACATAGAATTCAATCCTTTCATTTGATTCCAATGACTACGTGTTAAAATAAATACTCCTCCAGAATGATCACCAACATCTATGTGGAATTTTTGATATCCTAATGGAATATCCATCTTGCCTAAAGATTTATCATTTTCATCTAAGAATATAACATTTCTAACTGGGTATGTTGGTTTATTGTCTATAACATCATATGATACATTGTCTGATGGCCAATGATCCACATCGTGAAATATAAGTACCTCACCCTGTGCTTGTTCTGCAGCTATATTATAGAGTGTATTCTTTCTAAACTTGTTAGCTCCTAACTGTTCTGATACAATAATCTCATACTCTGTATCTTTAAACTTTTCATGTAATCGTGGTAATAACTTTTTAAGATGTTCTTCACGATCTCTGTATGTAATTATAATTGAATACTTCATGATGAATACTTCTTTGTAAGTTTATCATACCATCCAGGCACTCGTTCATATTGATGTAGTATTGGAAATATATTTCCATCTTCATTCATTACATATCCATCATCATTCATAATAGGAGCTGGTTCAAGAATGGTGTCTCCTAATTTAGGTCTCGCCTCTATAAGTGCACCAATCTGTGCAGCCCAATATTCTTTCGTCCCTGCCCATTGAGTTCTATCCTTATATACTGTATTCACTATCAGATTAAATGCTGGTTGATCTGAGTGCCATTGACCTACCGTCAGCAGGTATATATGGAGGCATAAATCGATTGCTGTATCTGCATTAGCTGCAAAGGAGCCCACATTAGATACCATCATATCGTTTGCAAGATTCATAAATGTAATATCTCCAAACGATTTTCTGAAATTGTCTCTGTTCCAAGGTTCATTCCAATACTTCACACTTTCCGATGGTGAAATAATCTCTTTGGTCATATTATGATCTAACCATACAGTTGGATCATTCTGGAATATAATATCTCTCACGTCTGTATGTATTATGCGATTGAATGTTCTTCCTTCTGATCTAAATTGGCATAGGAGCTGCCACATGTGAAAAAATCGTACATTATGTACTAGTAGATGTGCATTGGATGCATTTACTTGACTGCTGTTTGTTATGAAGTTATCTACGACTTGCCCTTTTGCATCTGTCGTTATTTCATATACTTCTATATCATTCTCACGGAGCTCATCTATAAGTGCTTTATTAGAGTTATAAGATACCAATATCTTGTCTCCTTTAAATCCACACTGATTAACTGAATTTACCCAATTTTGTATTTGATCGAATTGATAATCTCCAATCGCTCCTATTATTAAATCCTTCATTATATTCCTCTATAGAATTCGTTTTGTGCTTCTTGTTTTGTTATTGATTTATGGTGTTGTATGGCGTATTTTGCATCGAATGGTAATCTACCGAATGCCTCATATCCATCTAACCGTTCGTGTACTGGTTGTATCCATTTTATGATTCCATTATTTTTATATATCCGCATTTGAGCATCTGGCCAGTTAATCCAATTTTTATCATTTACCTGCCAGTTCCACTTCTCTACATGCTCATCAGTGATTCCTTCTACTGTATTCACTCTTGGCATCCAGATTGCATCAACTTCATCATTCATCTTTATTATATCAGGTAATATACGAATTAAATCTAAGGGAAGCAACTCATCCGCATCTAAATTCACAATCCAATCTCCTGAGCATTTGCTTGTTAAAAAATTCTTCTGTGCTGCAAAGTCTTTATTGAGTGGATGAGTATACCATTTGAAATGGTTGTTACTTCGCGCATATGAATCACATATGAATTGAACTTTTTTTGTATGAGTCGTTTCATCTAAGACTACGACTACTTCGTCTGAAGTTCTAATATTTTCTAGCGATGTTAATAGTTCGTTGAGTTCTCTAGCTTCATTACATGCTAGTATTGCATAACTAATTTTCATAACGTATTATTCCTTAGGCGGTTTTGGTGGTGCGGTAAAATCCATTTTATATTGTATATCTGTAAAATTATACTGTACTACGTGACATCCTTTAATTCTATCTATATCGTAACTTCGATAATTTTCAACAAGTGCTTTTATACCTTTAATCCTGTCCCATTTAGCAAGTCCGTTCATCCCTGGAATATCTATGATTGGTATGAGGTTCCTGGCTACTCGAGTGACTGTTGGTTCTGGATGTTTGGGTTGTACTCGGGCTCCTATTTTAGGACCTGCCCACTGAACATCATAAGGCCTTGCTGCGAATATTAGGAATTGAGTTGGGGTAATTTTTTCCAAGTCTATTCCCCACATATAGAATCCACGTGAATCAACATCATCTCCTCCTCCAGCTTGTCTTCCAAAATAAGGATCCGATACCCATAATAATCTTTTAACGTTTCTCGGTCCTTTTGGAGACTTTCCACTCCTATGATACGAACTTTGATACATGAATTCAACAATCATTCCTGCTTCTACCTTCATCTTACTTATCGGAAACTTTACCTTTGTATGTACGGCTGGATGCATATTATTTTGTTTCTTCGATTACTAGGCCTAAATTAGCTATTGCATCTGCAAATTGCCAACTTTCATATGCTATACTATTTTCCATATCAAGTCTATTAGTATAGAATTTTCCGTCTTGACCTTCAATTGGCCATTTTTGTTGTTCTTCTTCTGGAATTTCTATCTCAGGAGCAAATCTATACCCCCACTGATCCTTACTTGTTCCATCAGGAAAAACTATACCTTTTTCTGGAATTTGTATTACTGATGGGATCCAAACTATTCCTCGTGCCTCATCTTCAACTGCCAAATCTGTAATTAATTGTGGAGCATCTCTTAGCACATTTTCAATTGCTTCTGATCCTATTTTGTAATGTTCATTTGACGCATACCCACAATCAAATGACATATATGCGTCGCCTTCTTCAAGTCTTTCGTGGAAGCAATTACCTAATCCATCCACCGGACATGTTATTTTTGTTCTAGACATTATTATTCTCCCGCTTTTTGTAAGGTTGGTAACTCAATTGAATCAAATGATGGTAACGTCATTGGTATTTCCGATGCTGGTTTTGGAACATACTTTTCAACTAGTTGTGTGAACTTATCATTCATCACATCCATACTGCCATTTTTTGTTATATAATGACGTTGACGTCTTCCCAAATCTTTAATATTTTTATATTTATTAAATGCATCTTGCATTGCTTTTTTAGCAAATTTATAGTTTGCATAAAACCAAGATGATTCTTTCAATATAACCTTATCCCAGACTGCACTTTCATGAACTGGAGTTACACTACCGACGAGTCTAACTGAATGTTTTAGAAAGTCCTTGTGTCCGGACCACCACGTTGATATGATTGGCTTTCCACTTGTACTGAATTCTGCTAATGGTCGCCCATACCCCTCTCCGTGAGTAAATGATACCATAGTTTTTACCTTTGGATGATTGTATAGTGAGTTTACTTCTGAATCTGTTAGTTCACCATGAATAAGATAAATCTTTGGTGGATTATCAAATCTATCAGTGATATCTTTAATCTTAGCTTTCATTTGCTCTCTATCAATTATACTGAAGGTTGCATGTGATGTTTTTAGAATCATTGCAGGTTGTTTTGATTTACCATCAAACGCACTACAAAATGTTTCAATACATCCTCCGATATCTTTCCTGTCGTGGGTATGACCTCCTGATAGCCAATGACCCATTTGTAAGAAGCAGAAATCTTCTGGTATTACATCAAGCATTTCTTGAATAGATGTATCTATAGTATTTTTAGAATCGTGCTTAGTTATGGCAAAATAAGTATCTAGATCCACTCCTTCTAACAAAACTTCTATTGGTTTTTGTAACTGTAGTTTTGCGACCTCATTCCCATTATCCATTTTGGAATATACAGTCTCTATCAAAGTTTGCTTAGAATGGTGGGAAGGTACAATTATTAGATCCATTCTATTACATCCATCTAACCATTCATTATGTACTAATGTAGTTTCCATACCAGCTGTTATTCCTATATTGTAATTCCCTAACGGTTGAAATTCGTTTGGTACTGATAGTTGTACAAATACGTCTGGTTTTGGAAGACTACCTGCTTGTGGGTTATGTATTAAATTAGTGATATCACTATCACCTTCTCCTAATGCATTCATTGGAGTGTTTCCCCACCTTAAGCTAATTACCTTTATATCAAATTTATCCATTGCAATTAAACTTCTTACAAGATCTCTTGCATGATCACCATATCCTGATCTAGTTGCTATTGGTCCTTGAAATACTAAAAATGGTCTCATTGTTTATCTCCTAATATACTGTCAAAAATTATCCCAGATGGGTACTTTGGTGTTGGTGTTGACATATCTAACATTGCAAATTTTGGTCTAGGTTTCCACACATCTAACGTTGTTTCAACTGCATTTATAAAGTCATTGCACATATCTTCTGATTTGAATCCAGTTGCCATAGCCCACGTTCGACCTGCCATACCTCTACGATTCCGTTCGTCTGGTCCTAACTTATATACTTCCACCATTTTCTTTGCAATATCTTTTACACTTGCTCTACTATCATAAATGTATGGTGTTTGTGGCGATCCTTGTAGATTTATTTGTGGGAATACTGGAAATGCCCATTCACCATGCTTTTTATGCTTTCCATTACTATTCGACGGCCAGGTGTCTGTATAATCAGTTTCCTTGATCAACGAGCCATCCTCTTTTACAAAACCGCATTGGTCTTGTAATCCACCAGTTACGTTTACAAGTACTGGAGTTCCTGACATTATAGTCTCCATGCAACTTAATCCAAATCCTTCTGCTGAACTTGTATTAATTCCACAATCTGATATATTATAAAAATAGTTTAATGTTCTTGAATCTATCTTTGCTGTAGAGAATCCGACTTTATAATCAGCACAGAGTGCTTTAGCTACTGCTGGAAGATCAGTACCATTTGGATCTACTGTATCCGTGTGTAAAAGGAATAAGCACTTATCTGCTTGTTCTTTTGGAAGTGTATCACAGAAAAGTCTATATGCTAACATAGCGTCTGATACCATTTTCCTTCTGATATTTCTACTGTTAAACGTAAATATCATTTCTGCATCTATATTATCTCCAAGCAATTCTACTTTAAAGTTTTGCATATCATTCCACTCTGGGTGGTCATCAGCTATCGGATAATATTCACTTGGATTGATACCATGAGGTACGTAGAATAAATCTTTTCCTTCTACTCTAGGTTTTCGTTGACAGACGTGTTTGTTAATATTATACGTTTGCTTTGAGATAGCCATAATAAAATCACACGACTCATATGCATTTTCATTCCAATGAGGAAATGGAAGATCATCCCATATATTTAGATATCCTAAAGGTATAGTTTGTCTGATTTCATGTTCCATTTGATATAACCATTCCCAAAATCTAGGATCCGTAAAGTGAATAATTACATCTGGTTTTTCTTGGTTTATGACATGTCTTAATAGATCTGGATTGCCATATCCATCAGTTGGATATATTTTGCAATATGCATTTTGAACCCCAGTTTCTTTTACAAGATCTTGAGATATATCCACTAGCTTTCCTCCATCTGGATGTTTGATTGCTCCTCCTATTTGAACCCAATCATATTTATGACACGTACCTTTTACTGTATTACGAGATACTGTTCCCACACCTGAGTGCATTCTCATATCATCTGATAATAGTAAAATTTTCTTTTTTGCTTGAATAGGCTGATTATGTACCATTGAATTAGTTGGTAAATTTTGAATTTCCATATATTATAACCCTTTTTTTTATTTATAAGTTTCGTCCTAAGGTCTCCACCCTATTTATTTTCTTTCTAAACGATTCCTCATTAACATATAAGTATATCGATCGATTAACTAATTTTTGTAAATTTATATCTGTTTCTAGACAAGTTTTTTTGAAATCTTTACGCAGTCCTTCTTTAATTTTGACTGACGTGAGTCGTATTTCTTCCGGCATAACTGTTCTCCCTTTATATATACATATATACGAGTCGTACAAAACTAACTAATTATTACAACTTTTTTCTTATATTTTTTAGCTTCACTTATCGTATGATTAGTTTCTTTACCATCCTCTCCATTTGGAGTAAATATTATCATTACATCACAGTATTTTGCTAGCATAGTGTTTCTCGTAAAGAAGTTTCCTGGGTTGTATGTCTTATTATAATAATTTTCATGTAATGCTGAATATAAATTTTTTGGAGTGTGAGATGGATTGAACTCTAAGTATTCACATCCTAACTCTAACGCATATTTCTTTGCATATTTATCCGCTCCTTGTTTGCATCCACTAGATGCTATTAATAAAGATTCACACTCATTCTTCAATTTATATATACATTCTTTTATCTTACGTTTATTTTCGTAATTGCGACTACCTACAATACCAACCTTCATAATTTTATCACCAATTTACCTTCATTCGGTGAATAACGTTCCAGTACTTCTAAGTTATATTCATCTAGTACTTCACATACTAGCTCTTTCATTCTATCACTATATCCAGTTACTATTTCAAATCTTTGCACTGGTTTGTCTGCTAGAATAATATCATTGATAAATTTATCTACGATATCATATACATCTCTATGTCGTATTCCATGTAGATCTAATTTATTCAACTACTCTCTCCTTTGATGGACATAAGTCTGGTCGAGTCTTGAAGTCACAGTATTTACAATTTTTATTATTCTTTCCTTTGACTGCAATGTAATCACGATCCGTATTATGCGATCCATCTACATTGAAAGCAGATCTAACAAACTCATCTACCGAGCTATTAATCTTATTCATGGTAGGCTTACCTGCAGCTGGATTAAATATTTGTACTCTCTTTTGTGGAAAGTCCATGTTTTCATATAGCTTGCGTTTTACAATAAAATATTCCACTCTGATATTATCTAATGGTACGTTGAACTGCTTTGCATAATACGATTTATATAATACCAACTGAGCAGTTTTAGTCGAATCAGCTTTCTGATACTTATTCCATCCCATTGTACTAGTTTTGATATCAATGATCTTATAAGTATTATCTCTAGTATCTTTAATAATCAAATCAATATAACCTCTGAACTTCACATTCTGATTTACACTCATAGGAACAAGTAATGGTACCTCTACACCAATGAGTTCATGATTCTTTTTCTGGAAGTATTCTCCTCGTTTACTCAATACATAATCTAATATCAGAATACCATGTTCGTAGAATTCACCCATTTCAGCTGCATTAGTAAATTTAGGATCTTGTCCCATAGCACATGCTTTGCGATATTCTTTAGCCATCATCTTTTTCAAGATTTCATGCCAGTCTTCCTTATTAGCAGCTACTGCTGATTCTTCATACATAATAGTAAGATACGATTGTAGAGTTTCGTGGAACGCACTACCGAATAATGTATGTATTGATTGTGTATATACAGATAACTTATCTACATAGTTAAGCTTCCACTGACGTGGACAGTTAGCATACTGAGTATACTGTGAGTATGATATTTTATTTCCAGTCGCCATTGATTACTATTTGTGATATTATTCCATATATTGATAGATCCTGAAACGTATCTTTTACAGATTCAGTTGTTACTTTTGCATCTTGCTTCAACAGTACTAATTGCTTTAATCTTTGAATCTTATCATTCATTCTAAACCATAATCCTGTTAATGCAACATGTACTTCTTGCTCAGTCTCTAAATTAGATCCTACTGATATATTACCTTTACCATAATCCATCATCTTACTGGCAAACAATTCATATTGTTCTGCATGTATCTGTTCATATGCTTTTGCAATGTCTGGATACTTAGCTTTCAACTCGTCTCTACTATTCGTCATTTCTTTATCTTTATTAGTTTTTTAATCAGCTTACGGTCCATGCCGTAAGTCTCAAGTATATTAGATATATACAATATCCCCCTTTTTTCTCGAAAAAGCAACAATAAATACGATTTTATTTCAGTTTTTCCTACTTCAAAATGTCGTGATAAATACTCAAGTAATTCGGGATTATATTTGTCAGCTTTTGCAGCCTTTACATACTTGCTAAACATTTTCTTCTTTGGAAGAATGCTAGAATACAATTTATACAATTGCTTCTTATCTGTAATATTTAGTGATTGGACTTCGTTTACTATCTCAAGTAAATCAGAGTTCATAGAGAGCCATCTACTTACCATAAACGAACTCCATGACTTCCAATCACTTTCTGAGTAACTAGTAGCTGGAAGTTTGTTTACAGTTATATTATTGATGTGCTCAATTATGCTTTTACTCATCTGATGATGTTGGCATCTTCGGAATAAATTCTTCATTCACCCACTTACATGATGAGCATTCAAATACTTGCATTGGTGCTAGTGTTGGTTTCCCCGATGGTGATAACGACGCTGGAAGTTTCTTGAACATTGATGCTGGTGTGAATGTTGGATTCTCACACTTTTCACATATGACATCTTCTAGTGTATTTGGATCAATACTGATTGGTGTTGGTTCAGAGTTCTTCGGTCCTGAATTCCTTCCTCTATTGTTTACTACTTTCATTTTACAGTCTCTTTTAGCTTTACTAATAAGGCCATGATATTAATTTCTTTATCAACTACCATAGCATCTTTATATTGTGCTTCTGCTATATACATTATAGCTTCTGCTGTTTGTGTTGTGTATTCATCAGTATTATCGTATAAGAATCTATATACATCTGTAAAATCTGTCGATTTACTGTCTACAACAATTTGTCTCATTTTTGATATATTTTCATTGGCTTGGATTGATTTTAATAAATCGTTCATCCAATCAGCTTGAAGCATTGACGTCTCATCAATGACTAATCTACCATCTACTATCTGTCTTTGCAAACCGTTAATAGCTCTACGTATATCTGGATAAGTGGATTGTACAATTTGAACCAATGCTTGTGCGTATCCAGGTCCATTTCCAACTAATTCTTCATCACATATATGCTTTAATCGTATTGCAACTTCTTTTCTTGATGGTGGAGTAATTCCAAATACCTGACATCTACTTTGTATAGGATCAATGATCTTTTCAACGTAGTTACAAGTAAGAATGAATCTAGTAGTCTTACTGAACGTCTCCATTAAGTTTCGTAATGCTGCTTGTGCATTTGGAGTCAGATAATCTGCTTCATCTAGAATTACAACCTTTAAAGGACTGAATCCCATTGAGCTTGCAAAATCTCTAATCTTAGTTCTGACCGTATCAACATTGTTTTCATCAGATGCATTAATGTACATATGATCACATTCAATATTGTTAACTACGATCTTACCAAGAGTGGTTTTACCAGTTCCAGCTTTCCCATATAATAACAAATGGGGAATATCCCCACTTGCTATATATGATTGTACCTTTGAAACTATTGCTTCAGATCCAATATACCCTTCCAATGTGTCAGGTCTATACTTTTCTACCCAAAGTGTATTTTCTATATTCATATTATAAATATACGAAATTTATTTGGATTCTGCAACTTTTTTATCGGTATTTATTAGTGATTTTAATGCTTCTAATTTACCATCAGATGTTGCAATTGCATCTAGCAATTTATCCATTTCACCAACGACGTCAGGATGTTCTCCTACACCTACTGGATGTTGTAGATAAGTATTTAGATTAGCTACTGCCACAGCTCTGTCTGCTTCACATTTTTTTACTATTGCGTTTACATATATTTCCATAATCTCTCTATCCTATTCCAAATCCACCACCCATCATATTTTGATCGGGGTTCTTATTATCATCATCTACCGATGTAATTACACAATCAGTGGTCAACATTGTTCCTGCAACTGAAGCTGCTTTTTCTAAAGCTGTTCTAGTTACTTTTACTGGATCTATAATACCATCTTTTAACATGTCAACAATTACATCTTTTCTTGCATCGTATCCTGCGTTTTTTATTTTTGATGATTCAATCTTTTGTAAGATTACATCTGCATTCAATCCTGCGTTTTCCATAATTGTATTAAACGGTGCTTTACATGCTTTTACCACAATATCAACTCCGATCTGTTGATCATCACCTTCAATTGAGCCGTTTAGTTCTAATGAATGAGCTGCATTAAGTAGAGCTGTTCCTCCACCAGTTACAATTCCTTCATCAAGTGCTGCTCTGGTTGCATTAAGTGCATCCTCTACTCTGAATTTTTTTTCTTTCATCTCGAGTTCTGAATCTGCACCCATCTTGATAATTGCTACTCCTCCACCAAGTTTTCCCATTCTCTGTTGCATTTGCTCAACGTCATAATCCGAATCTAAGAATTCCATAAATCCTTTCATATCATCTATACGTGATGTAATTTCTTCGAGCGTACCATTCCCATCGACAATAACGGTAGTTTTACTATCCATAGTTATCGTTTTACAAGTTCCAAACCACTCAGCTTGGAATTTATCTAACTTCATTCCTTTACTAGTATCGACTACAGTAGCTCCTGTTATTACTGCTATATCTTGCAGAGACTCTGTTTTATATTTACCAAAACCAGGATTTTTAATTGCTGAGCAATTCAGTGTTCCTCTTGCTTTATTAACAATAAGTCCAGCCAATGCTTCACCGTCTATATCATCTGCAATTATTAGTAGTGGTTTATTTTGTGCAATACAATATTCCATAGGTCGTACTACATCTTTGATAGATGTAATTTTTTTATCGTATAATAAAATGCATGGATCTTCTAGTTGACATTTTTGTTCTTGTTGATTATTTATAAAATATGGAGACAAGAATCCACTATTCAACTGCATTCCTTCAACCGTTTCTAAAAATGTTTCTCTAGTTCCACTTTCCTCTACTGTGATCACTCCTTCAGTACCTACTTGATCCATTGCTGCACCAATTATTTTACCAATTTCCTCATCATTATTGGCTGAGATTGCTGCTACATTTTTAATTGCTTCATCACCTTCTACCTCTGCAGATAATGCCTTTAATCTATCTACAACCGCATCTGTTGCTATAGTAATTCCTCTTTTGACCTCTACAGGATTTGCTCCTGATAAGATGTACTTGAATCCTTCTTTAAGAATAGCTCTTGCTAATACAGTTGCTGTTGTAGTTCCATCTCCCGCAACAGAGTTTGCTTGATTGGCTACTTCTTTTACCATCTGAGCTCCAGCATTTTCTACTTTTTCCTGCAGTGTTATTTGGTTTGCTACTGTAACGCCGTCTTTAGTTGAGATGTAGCCTTCTCCATATTCTCCTTCAATCACTACATTTCTTCCTTTTGGTCCTAATGTTACAGATACAGCATCTGCTAATTTATTCACTCCTGATAAAAGAGCTTTTCTAGCTTCTTCGTCAAAAAATAGTTTTTTATTTTCCATTTGTATCCTCCATAATTGTTAAAATTTCATTTTCTTTTACTACTAAGCATTCTTCTCCATCTACTTCGATCTTCTGTGCACCAAATTTTGGTAATGCTATTAAATCATCTACTTTGGTTACCATTGCAACGACCTTATCACCGTTGAATAAACACGGTCTTCCTGGTCCTACTGCAATCACTTTTGCGATGATTGATCCTTCTTGATTCATGTCTGGTAGAATCACTCCTCCACTTGTCATATCTGCTGCATCTATTGGCTTACAGACTACACGGTCTTCAATTGGTGTTAATTTCATAACTACTCTCCTTTAATTGTTTTGTGTTTGTACTAAATAATAAACAGACTTATAGTCTGGGCCTTCTATTGTTACTCTAGCTAATCCGTCAGGACTAACCTCCATTAATCCTGAAGTCATATCTCTATTGGCTAGTAATATTTCCTTCATATGATCTGCTGAAAAAGAAATATATTCTAAATCAGGTACTTCTGTATTTGCGTTTGTTACATCAAATATAATCTTATTAGTCGCCATCGAGTCTGAGTGACCTATAATTACTTGCAATTTGTCTCCGAAATCATTTGCTACTACTGTGAAATTTGTTTCTTCAGATAAAGCTGCTTTTGCTCTGATAAATCTAGACACAAAGTCTCCATCTACTGTAATAGTTGTAGTGAATTCTGGTATCTGTTTAAGTTTTGGAGCTTTTGGTATTATCGATTCTTCTGATAGAATGTACTCTAACATTGTAGTACTGTCAGTCATCCCTATTGAATAATTGCGACCTTCTTGATGATTTACCAATACGTTAATATCAGTATCTAATACGCTAATAAGTTTTTTGAGTTGTGATGTTGTGTATATACAATAATCACCTTCTGTGAATCCGATGCCCTTATACTTAACGTTTCCTAATAACGTCTTGTCATCAGATATAAAGTTTGTGCGCATCTCTTCTTTAGATACATTCCACTTTACAGATTCGACACCACCTCCTAATGAGTATTTGTCTATAAAACCATTTAATTTTTGTTTGTCCATATAATAACCTTTATTTTTTCTATATATAAATATATATTAAGTTAACTAAAATCGAAAAATTTCCGTATCATTTTCGTATTTTTTGCTGGTAATTTACCCCACTTCAATGCAGTGTAAAAAGCCGATAATTTATTTTCTAAATCTGACTGAAAGTGTCTATTATAGTCGATATATTTTTCTATATATTGAACTATCTCAATCGGATCGTCATATCCCTTCATTGCTAAACTGTCATATCCATAAGGATTCTGTTTCAAGTATACCCATTTAATTTTATCACTACTCCGAATCTCACCTAAATGCGTCTGCTTGAGTGCTGTGATCATATCATTGTACGAAATGGCTGCTTTGACATGTGCTGGGCATCCTTTACGAGTTGCTGTTCGTGTAGACCCATCAAATTCCAACTTATACTTTTGAATATTCTTTACACCCGTCGGCTTAGCTACATCTAGTATAGGAAGAGTTTCTATCTCATCTCGAAAGTCTAATACTTTATTATCAACATACTCTTGTGTTTTATTTTGTAGAATATCTTGCAATACTCCTGCCATAAAAGTTCTAAGTGCAGCTGGAAAGTTTGATCGTACAACATCAATACCCTTGACATCTAATTTATCTACTGGGTGTCCCTCAACGTTAATGATCCATTGAGCATATCGTTTCTTAGCTATCCATATTCCCGCCTTTGCAATAGTCTCTTGTTTAATGTCAAATCTGTGATCGTCTATATTAAACAATTTCTTAGCCATAACATCATATGTTTTATTCATATGATCTTGAACATCTTTTGCAATGATAAGAATCTTCTCAGACATTATTTTATCGTCTGTTATATCAACGTTGGGATACCGCTTCTTAACAAGTGGAAGAGCTGAGAAGAATACTGAGTCGGTATCTGTATAGATGCAATGTTCCTTAACTTCTTCTAACTCTTTGCTATAATACTGATCACCTATTTTAGCTGTGGTCTTAATTACAGTTTGTCCTGTAGTGGTTACAGCTTCTGCGTTGTCCAAGTCAAAGAATCTAAACGATGCTAAACCTAATACCCCATACATTGAGTTCAATAGGATCTTTTGAGTATATTGCTTTTGATCGTAGAATTCAGCCTTGACCGTATCACCTTCTTTCTCATACTTCTTACGTAGGTTTTTATACTCAACTCTTTCTTCAAACCACGTATTCAAAATAGATGGAACAAGTCCAGGTCGCGACTTATCAAACATAACACCATTAGCAGCTACTGAGTAATTCTTTTCTTCAATGAATTCTTTATACTCAGCCATATGCATTTTCTTATTAGTTTTACCTAACTGAACCGTAAAGTTTCTATCTTTATCCTTATTGAACGCATCTTGATCCCAATCAATTACCTTTCCCATTTTAGTTTCAGGACTGATATTGAGTGACATAATAATAGAAGGATATAGGGATGTTAAATCTAAATCGTATATCCACTCATACCTACCAGGGTTTGGTACCTTAACAAATGCTCCAGTAAACTTACCTTCCCGCTTACGCTTTTCCGGTTTATTCTTTGTTACGATTCCTAGTCTATTACAATATGTAAGAATTGCTCCTTCGAGATAATTAGATGTAATATGGATATACTCATATCGTACATGACCCTTATGACATATTGCTCTAGTCAGATCTAAGAATTTTAACTTATCATCTAACCGCTTTACGATCTCAACATCATTTAAGTTATACTCAATATACTTATCAATATCCTTTTCGAATAAATCATCTAGAGTTCCATCATACTCAATCTTCCCCAATCCAACTTCAGTCTGTCCTATTGCGTCTAGTCTATACGATGATCTTTCACCAATAGTATATTTACGATATAATGGTAGGTAATCTAAACAAGACACTCCTTCTATATAATAGCGATCTAAATGCTCTCTATAGTTTACCTTTCCAATGGGACTCAATGAGTTTGCATAATCATCACCCAATACAGTTTTTATTCTATTGTAAAGATACGGTACATCAAATCCTTCAATGTTCCATCCAGTGAGAATCGTTGGATCTAATTCTACATACTTCTCTAGAAATTTGTATAGAAGTTCTCCTTCAGTTTTACATATTACTACTTCACAATTGTCTTTAGATACACTCTTTACACGATCCTTTTCATCTAATACGAAAACTCCATACTTATCTATCGATCGTTCATACCAAGCTATTGCTGTAATCTTATTTACTGGATCTCTCCAATCAGGGAAGCCTTGAAGTATTTCAGTCTCAATATCAAAGAACACTTCTCTATGATTTGTAGATGGAAAGTCTGAGTCTCCATACTCATGAATCAATGCTTTAGTTTCCATTGGAACATCATATTCATATAGTTTACCCGATCGTTCATCTTCTTCCGACCATCGTTTAACAACTCGTACAGTTTTACCATCAATAGCTTTCCTCTGACCTCTTGGATCTTTGAGGTAAGCATATCGATACTTACTTATCGGGTTCTTGATATGACCTAACTCGTCATCCCAAATATGAACCGTACGAGTTTTGTAATCTACATAAATATTTTGATACATATATCTAAACTAATTCTTCAATTATTCCTACAATTTCACTAACAATTAATACTCCCATTGCTATCGTTAAATCGAAAGGTAATAATATATACCCTAGTATTCTTATTCCTGATTTTACAAAACTAATTGTCTGATGCATTTTTGCGTCTGGTTGTTTCATTTTACTTCTCCAATATATTGCGCATCCAATTAATATTTGCATTAATCATTTTTTCTACCGACATTTGTTTATTGTCAATACTATGCTTCTTAGCTGTTCTCTGAATATGAAAGTCCACCTCTAATTCTGACTTACCGTTCTTCAATCCAGTTGTACTATCATCTAATAATACACCATTGATCCCATGCCAAAAAGGTGAAGAGCTATCATTCGTGTCCATAACACCTAAAGCTCTCTGTGTGATCAATTCTCTTGGTCCATCGCCCAATCCTAAATAGTGATGGGAAAGATCTTTTCTTTGAGATACTAATCCTTCTCTACACATATAAGCAGTTGCAAAAATTCTATTAGCTGCTATATCGTTCGTACCAGTCAACCCACAAAATGCATTAGGCATTCCTAATATAGACATTCCCATAACTTTTACTTCTGGAAGCTCTGCTAATCTTTTATAGCATTCTAACCATCCTTTATAGTTTCCCGTCTCTGATTGTGGTACTGCCATTATTTCATAGTCTTCATCCTTAGCCATTTCAATAAAAGCAACTGTGGAGTCGTATGTTACACTCCAAGGCTCGAATGGATAATCTGGCGCTACTACATAAGTTGGCTTCACACCACTGTCTGCAATTAACTTCATTAGTGGTTCTGGATCTAAACTCTTTTTAAATTCAAATGCACCATTATCACATATGATGGTATCACCTCTATCAGCTTTTTCTCTATAATAAGCTGCGTATTGTTTATCTTTTAATAAATGTGCTAATATCAAGTGAAAATCAGCATCTTCCGGTATAAGGTCTAAATACTCTACTGGAGCTATGTAACCAAATTTAGTTTTTTTCATATTTTTTCTTTTCCATATATTGTTTAACTTCTTGTAATCCTAATTCATTATCTTTAAGTAAATATTCTTCAAATGTATTTCGATCAAATTCAATATCCTTTGAATCTCCTCTACTACAAAATCGTTCAAAACACATATCTAAAGGTGTATTCATCCAAATCATTTCTGCTTCTGGATATGCTGATACAATCTCTACTTGTCTTGGCCCACTTATTACTACTCCTTTTTTCTTAGTAGTTCGTCTAAGTTCTCCAATCTGATAGATAATTTGTGTAGATATCTCTGGATGACCTTGTAGTTTATCTCGCTTATTTGTATCTAATATTCCTCTGACTATGTCTGAGATTTCTATAAGATCATAATCTAAATCATCTGATAGTAATCTAGCTTCATAAGTTTTTCCGCTACAGATTGTTCCTGCGACAAATATTATATGATCTCTATACATAGACCTCTGCACCATTCTCGTTATCCTCAAATACGGAGACGTATACGCATTTGAATTCTTTTAATATTTCTTCAGCTAACATTTCACAGGACTTAGCTCCGAACTCATGTGTCCTGGATTGTAGATTATAATATGTATGTCCTAACCATTGTTCAATATCTCTCTTGAACATGATAAACTCTACATCTCTATCATCATGATTAACTTGTTTCTTAGCAGTGATAAACCATTTATGTCTATGCATACTTGATAAGAATCCTACTTCTGGGACTATTGATTGAGCATCTGGCCAATTATGTAATCCTTCTATTTCTAACTTTACTATTACGTTTGTCTTCATATTACTCTTAATATACGATTTTTTATTCGATCTAGCTACTAAACCTTTAGAAACTTTTTATATGCACTTGACATTCTATCAAAAAATTTAGTTTTAAGAATAGCAGAATGAGCTTTATTAAGCTCTTCTCTATCTGCTATATTTATTAAAAATGTTGGTGCAAATGATCTGGGGTTGTATCCATCTATCTCAGTAACTTCATCGTTAGGATTAAAGCATATGATTTTATATTGTGGATATCTATTCTTTTTAAGTAGTTTGTTTAGAAAACTCTGATAGGATCTAGTTTCATTAGATGATAATTCACCTGAGTTTACTAGAGCAAATAAAGCTGACTTGTACTTACTTTTATGAAAAACCTCAACACGTTCTATAAACGTTTCAATATTTGGATCAAATACATCTATCATCATTAGATCTTTATCTAATTCAGTACCAACAAATGGACAGACCGGCATATTTCCATATTCAGGACGTTTTTGTTTTATGATAAAGTCGAGATAACCCCTAACTCTCTTTTTTAGAGTTGTATATGGACATCCTGACTTTTTCATATCTTACTTAACGTCTTTATCTTTTTGCCACTGACCATCATATAATTCTGCAGAATTGTTCTCAAACATAATAATTTGAGCTAACCGTGCACCTTTTTCCAATACAACTGATTTGGTAAGTGTCATTACACCACCCATCTGATCCACTTCAAATCCTGGATCATACACACCACTTGTTACAGTTCCACCCATTCTAAGAATAGATGATCTCTGACGGATGAATGCAGTTGTCTTATCATCTAGCTTACATCCTTGTTCAAACGTAACACTATAAATCCCTGGATGTAGTACCCACACATTCCGTTCATCACCTTCTGATTTTTCTACAGTTGATAATGTAACATCATCATATTTATCCAACATAGTAGCATCTGAGAATAACATTCCACCTCTGATAGCTTTTACATCTACTACGGTTAGATCATAACCTACTTGAGCTTTTTTTCCTTTACCATTTGTGGTAAGCATTTGCTCAACTTGATTTGCATTTAATAACATATTATATCTCGAATCCTAAATTCAATACCATAAGCCTAAATTTACTCCCATACCACTTTACTTCTAATACAGTGAAGGTTCCAATTCTACATTCTAAATAATACTTTTCTTTTTTGTTTCCAGCATCAAAGCCGTTTATCCAATTTACCATTTTTATTCTCCGTTTTCTAATTTGTAAATAGCAGGAAGATTTCTACTTAATCCATTGTCGTCTAATCCATAACCAACGACCCACTCGTCGTTAATTTCAAATCCGTAAACATCCATTGGATGATCTCCACCTTTTCTTTTTAATAATGTTACTATCTTGATACTATTTGGTAATTGTGAACTGAGATGTAAATATACCTCTTTCATTGTTTCACCCGTATCAATTATATCTTCTATAATATACACATTTTTTCCCTGAATAGCAACTTCTATATCTTTTAATATTTTAACTCCTCCTGAGTTATCCTTTCCTTCATATGACTTAGCTCTTATAAAATCTATTTCACACAATCCGTGGTATTGTTTTACCAAGTCACTGAAGAACATAAATGCTCCATTTAATACGCATATAAATACCGGTGGTGAGGATGCATTTCTTTTATCTTCAACTTGTTCTATCATTTGAGCCATCTCTACAATCCTTGATTGTATCTGGTCGTGTGTTATCATTTGTTCCATACTAAATATCTTTTCTTGTTTCATGTTATTCTTTATATATCGCTGAATTATTGCCATTTTCCATAAACTCTACACTTGAGATTTTAACACGGCCATCAGTTTCTAGTTGTACAAACTTGTTTAGTTTATTAAACACATACTCTGCAAACTTCTCTGCTCCAGTAGCTTCAACTTCTCTTAACTGTATAACTCCTAGATCAGATAATGATTGAAACATTAATGCTTCTGGATCATCTTTAGCTATAACGACTGTATGATCAAACATATAGTCCATCCATGCTTTTGGTTGCATACCATCTATAAGATTTTTAGCTCTCTTCATGCCTCCGAAGTCCCATACCCAATTTTTATGATCCAACTCTCCTTCAAATACTACCTTGAATGATACAGCGTATCCATGTAAATATTTACAATGAGTTTCTACTGCTTTCCATTGTCTAAAGCAGCAAGTGAATCCACTGAATAGTTTGGTTGATTGATATTTTGCCATATTGTATTTACCCTTTATTGTTTTGTTTATCATATTGATGTATAGCTATTCTTAACTTTGTAATTAAATCTTTTACATCATCTGGATCTAGTGTTATTGCGCAACATGTATCCTCAATATGATCTTCTAGTTCTTTTACAATAGCATATATTTCTTTTACAGTCATTATACACCACGTTCTATGTCATATGCTATAATATGATCTCTCCCAGTCATATTATATCCATGTTCTGCTACCATTTCGAATACTAAAGGATACATCTGAATTAACGTTTCTCTCGTATCTCCTGCAGGCATTATATAAGTCTTATCTTTCGGAATATCTAATTCAATCCTATACGCTTCAATTTCTGCAAGATTTTCATCTGTTCCATCCCATACTGGCTTGAAATGGTAATCTTTGTGAAATGACATCATTTGTTTTATTGCTTCCGTATTTTGTCTTTTTCTGTTATGTGTATCTATAAATCTTTGGTCAATAACTTTCCCAGCTGGAGTAATAGCTCCAACAACAGGAACGGAATTACTAAACTTAGGACTAAGACTAATAAGATCAATAGGATAATCGGTTTCAACAAAAGCAGATCCTTCAGTTTCAATAGTAATAATAATATTTCTTTCATAAGCAAAGTGTGTTAACTCATTAACCAACGCTGGGTGCATTGTTGGTGATCCACCAGTTAACATCATTTCTTTTACTTGTGGATTCTCGTCATATATTTTGACTATATCATTAAAGGTAAATGTACCTTTTTCTGGATGTATGGAGGTATACCATGAGTCGCACCATCCTCCTTCACCAAAGTAGCAACGGTGAGTACAACCAGTAGTTCTAACTGCAATTGTTGGTCTTCCAAACCTACTTCCTTCGGATTGAACACACCTATATACTTCTAGTATAGGTAATACCTTATCGTAATCTAAAATTCGTTTATTCACTATGCCAATCTACTTTGATCTATTAGATTAAAAAATTCTGCCCTTGTAATATCAGCTTCGATAAATCTTCCAGACATTTGAGATGTTTTCATAACACTATCATGTTTAATACCTCTACACTTAACACAATTATGTTGTGATTCAATAACTACTGCAACTCCTCTATGTCCTTCACACAATTTTTCAACGTGATCGTGAATTTGCTTCGTCAATGATTCTTGAATATTTGGTCTTCTTGAATAAAAGTCAACTATACGGTTCAACTTACTTAACCCAACTACCATATCAGTCTTCTCTTTTCCTGGGATGTAAGCTACATGAGCTACTCCTGAGAATGTAAGATTATGATGTGCACACATACTCATTACCGGTATTCTTGTTTGGCATATTAGTCCCGTATAACCTTCATCGTTTGGGAATGCAGTAATAACTGGTTCAGCTCCTATCGATCCTGCGATCAGGTCATTTACCCATGCTTTTGCAACTCTTTGTGGAGTTCGATCACTATGCTTGTCGGCTTTCCAATCAAATCCTAATGCTTCTAAAAATTGACCGTAATGTACTGCAGCTTGTTCAATCATTAAAGCTTTCTCAGCTTCTGTTCTTGGCATATTGCCATTCGCTTTTTTTAATAAATCCATAACCTTTTCTTTTCTTTATTATTATATTACTTAAATATAAGAAATATAATTCGTTTATACAACAGTTTCTACTTTTTTTATTTGATCCATTCTTCTAGTTCAGTTGGTGTTGGCCATGTTAAAGCTTTTTGACACTTATCACACACCCATCTTGTATCACTTACCTTTACAGTCTTTATCGTTTGATTTTTGTGCCTGCACTTGTTTTGATAGTCCTCTATTTCCTTCTCGATTTGCTTCAACCGTTTGGTCATATCGTTCATGTTTATCATGAGATCTCTCCGTAGTGTTACGTAACATTTCCTCATAATATAACCGTTCAATCCAATCTTCTTTATACAATCTCACAAGAACCTCCTGCGCAGGCTAGTTCACCTTTAAGATCAGTTTCATCTTTTTCTTCTACAATATTAGATAAGTCTATTTCAGTTAACGACTTTAACATTTCGTTATATTTTTCTTCTGTGATATCTTCGAATGGTGCTTGTGTATATGTTCCACCATTATAAGGTAGTACTGATAAACCATTATAGTGTTTTCTATTTTCCCACATCCATTCACCCGCATATTCCCACTCATTGTCTCTTAACGAAACGGTTGCAGACACGTTATGTGTATTAGATCCATTCCTATGTCCTGGAGACACCCATTCTTGAGCTACCTTCTTTACTCGTTCTAATAACTGGAATGGAGATTCAGTTCGCAATATTGAACCTTCTGGTGATTTCTGTGGTATTTGAATTACAGCTGTATCGTGTGGACTGAAGTATTCGTCTTCAACTAGCTCTGGATGGTGTTCGTTGAGATATTTATACATTGATTCATTTTTACCAACTCTAATTCTTCTGATATAATAATCGTTGTGCCATGCGTGGATACCTGATGATGTACCTAATGTCAATGAGGTAGTTCCTGCAGGCTTGACTGTTGTACATCTTGCTGATTGCTTAATTCCTATAAGTTTTGCAACTCTAGCATTTTCCTTCTTAACAATTTTTGCAGCTGATTTCATATCATATCCTAATACTACACCCGAGCCAATACCTGTCATTGATATTCCTATCAATGCATCTTTTTCAGTAGTATCTTGCCATACCTCTCTTAAATAGTGAAAGTTTGTATATCCTGCTTGAAGAGTTCCAATAAATGCAGCTGACTTTACCCTTGCTTCAAAATCTTCTTGTGATTCTATATCACTAGCATTTACTTCACATAGATTACAAAATTGATACGGTCGTAAAGCTATTTCACAGCAAGGATTAGTTCCCCAGTCTTTATCATTGTTAAGATATATACCAGGTTCTCCTGCTCCAGACAACTCTACTCTTTTCCAAAGATCCATGAAAAATTCTTTAGTTATTTTGTGTCTCATTAAACATGCTGAGTTATTTGCTCTACCCCTCTGTGGATTCAATTCCCACCAATTACCACTTTTACAACCGATCATTTCATTATCATCAGCGCTAAATAAACTAATAAGAGCAGCTCTTCTTATTCCTCCTGCTAATACAGCATCTGCAATGTGGCAAACTATATCGTGGACTTCAATTGTCGATAATTTATCTCCCGATTCTTTTTCCTTCAACATTCCATCAATCTTAACCAAACATTCTTTTAATGGTTGAGGTCCTGGTGCTTTACCACCCGATGTTACAAGTCTTGCACCTTTTGGTCTAATATCAGAATAATCAAATTCAACACGACTTCCACCACCATTCATGTATGATTTCATAAGAACTTTTACTGCGTCTGCCCATCCTTCAATACTATCACTAATCAAATATCTTTTCTTCCTTTTAGGATATGGTTTTTGAATTACTGAGAGTTGACTTACATGATGTTTCTGCACTGAATACCCCACTCCCGTTCCACCTAGCAATAAGAACATGCATTCACTGAATGATTCAATTGAATCGATTGGAAGATATGCACAGTTATATACTCTATTAGGTGATATCTCAATTGGCTTACCTGCAAATTGCATAGATCTCATAGATGGTAATATCTTTTTATCATATACCATTTTATACACTTCTTCAATATCAGCTTTGAGTGCTGGGTATTTTTTTTGATGCATTTGCATATTACGCGTTACTAATTCTTCCCATGTCTCTCTTCTATTCAGTTCTGGCACGTACTTTGCATACTTCATATAGACAGTAATGTCTGATAGAATTTTGTTTGAAATTTCCATTATAATCTTCCTCTATTTTCTTTTGATCCTGTTGTGTCGGTATAAATGTTGTGTATATAATAATTATGTGTATATATGTATATAGCTCTATCCATCAGCCGGTTTATCTTTTAATTCCATGAATTTATTGGCCAACCTTTTTCTCATAAATTCTGCCCCTCCATCCATTTGTTTCTGCGTGTCTTGTCCTGCAGCTGAAGCTCCTTCGTATATGTGAATTTGTCCATTTGATGTGTTCATTTTAGATGGTAATGTTATTCCATCTGGTCCAAATCTATTTTTAATAACATGCCACCTTCCAGTACCTGCTATCTTGTCTTCTACTTTTCTTGATAGTGATATTACAAAGTCTGCGGTCATAATTTTTGAATACGACTCTGCAATCTTTTCTGCTCCAATAACATCTTCTTCCAATGCTGATCTATTTGCTTGAGATGCAGTCCAAACTGGTATTTCATATTCTCCTGCCATACCTCTTAGATCTTCATATATGTTTCCAAGCTCATGTCTCACTTCCTTACCATTACCCCTTAATAGATCAGCATAATCTACAACAACTAAATCTGGCTTGAATCCTTGTATCGTGCATTTGTCTATATGTGCGCGTATTGTATTTACAGTCGCACCTTTAGTTGGAAAATACTTTACTATCAATTGGCCTTTTAGTTTCTTTACTCGCTTTTCAACATCTTCTTGGTGAAACTTCAAATTCTGAGCTGGGATACCAGTGAATACAGAGTCGAATCTTAACCCAACATATGCTTGATTTAATTCTAATGTATAATGAACTACAGTCTTACCATTCTTTACAGCATTTGCAGCTACATTAACTAATCCCCACGATTTACCAATTCCAGCTGGTGCTACAAATACTCCTAGTTCTCCTGCTCCCAATCCTCCATCAGCCATATCATCTATTACTTCCCATCCTGTTTTTACAGTCTTACGTAAACTTTCTACATATCGGTCATTAATATCAACATTATAATCATGGCCAATATCTTTATCACCACCTGCTTTCATTGCTTCATCAATTATAGATTTGATACCATCATAATTTCCAAATTGCAACATTTCTACCGAACTTGTTATTGCTTGTTTTATTTTTTGATTCTTGCAGAACTTGATAGTTTCATCTTTAATAAAATCTAAATCTTCAGCTTCAAAATTACGTACAGCATCTTTAAGATTTTGTACAATTTCAGTTTTAAGTACATCACTACTAACATTCTCTAATTTTACTTTCATCACTTCTAATGTTGGTTGTGATTTGAAGTCGTTGTAATATTCGGTGATTGTATTCATCATCCATTTATTAGCTTCCGATTCAAAATATTCAGGATCTAGAATATCCATGATCTGTTGCAAGAATGGTTTATCCTTGAATAAGCAAGCCATCAATTTAGATTGAAAGCTATATCCATATTTTAAGAATGTATCTGACATATGCTTCTAATATAAGAAAAATATTTGTAGTATGCAACTAAACTAATGAAAAAGCATGTAGGGGCATAAAAACTTCTTTTAGCCAAAATTCATGATTTCTAATAGCCGTGTTCATCTTATCTTCAACCAACATTAATTGAAACTTCGGTTTATTCAAAGATGGTACTGGGTTGTGTACAATATTTCTGATTGTTTCTTTTGCTCGTCCTGATATATCTACATCGTGGAGTTGCATAAGTTTGTGATTTAATTCTAGTAGATCGTAGTTCTCATTAATTGCATTCAACATTTTTATTTTACTGTCTGCTGATAATTGAATGAGATCATCGATTGTAACTTTTTGTTCTTCTGATAGTTCTGGTACTCGTTTGAGTAATGACTTCAAACCCACTCCAGGTATTCCTGGAATATTGTCGGACTTATCACCACTTAAAACTCTATACATTAAATAATTTGGAGCTGATATTCCATATTCTTCTAAGATATCATCTGCAAAGTACATTTTCTTTTTTGTTGGACTCCATACACCTATTCTATCATCTATTAACTGTAAAAAGTCTTTATCTGATGACATAATAAAATGTCTTGATTCCGGAAGCACTTGCTGCGTTATATATGCAATTGCATCATCTGCTTCTATGTTATCGATCGACATGCAACTTACTGGTAACGTGTCCAAGTAGTTTATCAATCTTCCTAGTTGCATTTTCATATTCTCTTGCTGATCCGTTAACGATCCAGATTCATATGCTCTATTTAATTTTTGAGTGGGTTTTCTGTTTCCCTTATAAGCTGGAAATACTTTACGTCTTCTTGACGACCCACCTTTCCCATCAAAGCAAATAATCACTCTGGTAGGTTTGATCCTTTTAATTGCAGCTCCTATAGACATTAGAAATCCACTAATGCCACCCACGTGAATTCCATCATCATTTGTTGCTGGTGAAACTGACCATGATCTGATGAAGGTATTGAGGCCGTCAATAACTAATACCCTATCATTGATATTGCTACCAACAGCCTCATTTTCCTTTAACGAATCCAATATTGAAAAATATTTGTTCTTCATAACCTTTATTCTTTATCCTTCTGGTACTGGTTCGCTACTTAGATCAATATCATCTACTCCTAATTTGTCAGTTTTGTATTTCATAATACTAACCTCACACATTTTTTCATAGATTTGATTTTTTAGATCTTCATCTTTCTCAAGTAATTCTTTCCAATCCTTAGATAGGAATTTATGAACTTCTCCAGTGTCTGTATCTGTATATCCATACCACGCACCTGATTGCGTAACTAACTTGTGGTTTTTCAATACATTTAACCATCCACCTAAATCATCCACACCACTTTCAAATAGAATTTCAAACTCAGCTTTTCTCAAAGGAGGTCCCATTCTATTCTTAACTACTTGAGCACTTGTTTTCATTCCAACTACTACATCCTGCTTGTCAACTTTCGTTTTCAATTGTCCCATAGATTTCAATCTAAGTCTACAGCTAGAGTGAAACCCTACTGCTTTACCACCCGATGTTGTCCATGGATCACCAAACATTACTCCCAACTTCTGACGGAGCTGGTTTGTGAATACTAGACAAATTCGTTGTCTACCAATCATTTGAGTAACTTTTCTCATTGCTTTTGACAGAATGATAGCTTTTGAAGTTGCCCAACCGTCTTTCTCATAATCCGCTTCCATTTCTACTTTAGTAGATGCTCCAGCTAACGAATCTACAACGATTGTTACCAATCTGTCTTTACTAGACTCCCTAACTTTGTTTATGATGTTTTCAATTGACTCAAAAATGTCTTCAATTGTTTCCAACTGTACATATAACATCTTTGATACATCCATACCGATAGCACGTAAGAACTCTTCGTTCATTGCATTCTCAGTATCTATGTAAACTGCTAAGCCACCTTTCTTTTGAGTATTAGCCAATAGGTGAGCTGCAAGTAATGATTTACCTGAAGCTTCTAGACCAGTTATTTCGGTAATTCTACCAACTGGTATTCCACCATGAGGTCTATTTGCAATAGCTAGATCAAGCGTAGATGATCCAGTTGATATCCATTCAGTCAAATCTGTTGGTGTATCTTCCGATCCATCTAGAAAATGTGCTACTTTGTAATCTTTGAATTGTTTATTCAACGATGCTGCCAGCACCGTAGCCAGTTCGTCCCTGACTCCTGCTTTATCTTTTGCCATAACTTACCTCTTACTTAAATAATTCATCAAATGCGTCATTGACGTCATCTACTTTTTTGGTAGATGATTGTGCATTTGTTTGAGTTGATGCTGCTCCGGTTGGTCCTGCAGGAGTTTCATCACCTGATCCTGGTTCTAACCATTCAGCTAATGCTTGCTTCAAGTCATCATAAGATACTTCTTTAAATATCTCAGTAATGTTCTTTTGCTCATTCATTATTTTGTTTGCCACATCTTTGTTGTCAGTAGCAGCTGTTTGGTTGGGCTTCACGCGGATTGTAGTTTGAGGGAAGTTCTTTCCAGTTTCTTCTTTTGTCATGAATTCAACTGTAATGTCTCTTCCTGCTTGTAAATCTGTGATATCACCATAATCTGGATCAGCAATAAAACTTAATAGTTCTTGGTAAACAGTTTTACCAAATCCCCATAATTTTACACCTTCTGATTCCTGTCCTCTTACTAATACCGGTACATAAGTTCTCAATGTTGGATCAAGCTTTCTTGCCATTTGCCAATCATCTTTATTACCGGTAGCTTTCAATTGTTCTGCAAATTCCACTACTGGATCTGCTTTACCAAAAGTTACTGGTGATACATAGTTCTTCTGTCCTAAGTTGTAATGAAAGTACATTTCCCTAAAAGGGTTATCTTTATCATACTGATAAGGTACTATTCTGATTTGTTGTTTGCCTGGTTCAGGCTTCCACAGATTTGAAGTTCTGTTGGTTTGGGATTGCAAGTTATTTAATTTCTTGCGGATTGCGTCTAAGTCAATAGCCATTTTTTAATCTCCGTTTGTTAATTAGTTAATAAAATTATTTGTCATTAGTTACCTATATAAATAGGCTTCTAAAATGATTTACATTAAATATACAAAATAAAATTTGTATTTGCAACTTATTTCCAGATTATTTGTATGCCAACTAAAATTAAGGCTAGTAATAAGGAAACGAGTGTTTTTGTGTTGATACCCTCATTCATATAGACACTCGTCAATACTGCGAATGATGATATACCGGTTGCAAATCCTATAAATCTTCCAGGCCATAGTGACCCGTTAAAGTATCCGACTACATAGGTTGTTGCTATAATAAATGCGTATGATATAGGAACGGCAAATATACATGCCATTGCAAATGGGTGATCTTTGGCCCACTTCCAAACGAATTGACCGTTTGTTTGATACCAGATTAGTGTTTGCCCAAAGAAGAATAATAATATTCCGAATAATAATTTTACCATAGTCTTTACCTTTTTATTTAGACTAAATATACGAAATTATTTTGGAGTATGCAACTATTTAGTTGTTTTTTTTGATATAGATTACGTCTTCGATCTCAGTATTAATTTTTCGAAGTCCATCATCATTTGTAACAAGCATTGTATTTTTATAGTTATCCCAATCTATCTGATATGATGTATCCAATACACCATTGTTTAATAGTTTGATGAGATTGTTTAATGCATTTATAGTATATAATGTGTTTGTATTTTTCTTACGGTGAAGTGATATAGTATTATCCATTATTGTAAAGTCGCCTGATGCATCGATATTATACGTGCACATTAGATCATTTGCACTTCCCGCTTCTCTCAATATAAATATTTTATTATACAGTACTGTGTATGTCTGTATGATAATATCTACCGTTTCAGTTAAGTGTGGTTTTTGCGTGAATGTACATAGTAGTTGAGTCCTCATATCTTACTCTATCAAGCTTTGGAGTTTATGGTTCACAGGATACGGTCCTAATAGTTTTGTTCCTTCCATTATCATTGTTAGTTTTGAACTGCTGTTAGTTCCAGTTCTTAATAGTGTATAATACTTTTGATTATCCTTTGTAAGTTCAGATAATACCCAACATGTAATTGTATAGTATGTTTTCTTAGGAGAAGGTTCAGCTTTTACAGCTAACATTTTGAAATCGATTTCATTCTCACTCAACCGTTTTTCAACTGCATCTGCTGTACCTAGATATGTATATGGAGTTTTACCAAATGCACCATATACTTTCCATACAGGTAATTTTGTTCCACCAAATAACATCTCCGCTGTTAGATCGCTAATAATTCCTTTCATCTTGCTTACATCAGATACTAAATCAATTATCAATTGAGCTGTTGCTATATTTGCAATTAATGATAATACTGTGGTACTTCCTGGATGTTTATCATTCGACAGTTTTATATTTTTTACGGGCTTTACTTTTTTGAATGTTCCTATTGCGTATTTATTAGATTTTACTTTTTTATTTAGAGTATCTATATATCCATTTACATTTTTAATCGCTTGCATTGGATTTTTTGCAACCTCATCAATTTCAGCTTCTAGTTTTCCTGATATTGTACCTTCTTTTATTGTATATCCTGATAGTAGAGCTGATACCGCTGATGGTGGAATAGATTGTCCGTTTTGCAATCCTCCTAGGAATTTATTTCTAAAAGAAGAAATTGCGGAATTGAACTTATTCTTTATAGTATTAAATGATTTAGTCGCAAAAGCTTTTATATTATCAAGAAAACCTTCTGTGAGTACTTCATATACCAAGCCTTCATTTGTAGTAGGCTTTTCGCCTTTTAGAATACTAGTTGCATCTCCAGTCGATATTCCAAGATCATATACACCCCTGAGACTTTTCGTAACTTTACCCATTTGTGCACCTGATGCTGATTTCTTTAGTGAAACTTGCCAATACTTGATACTATCTCCAACTTTCACATATCCATCAGTTGTTCCTTCTATAGCATTACTTTCATCTGCGATTGCTGCTAGTAATGCACTTTTTGATACATTGGATATCACACAGTCTGCAGTATTAGCTTTAGAACCTTTTCTTGTTAGTCCTCTAGTTTTTTCTGCAGTGTAGAAGTCTCTAATTCCTGCATGGATGAAGTGCTTTGCCGAACCTCCTACCACCTTACTACAATATATGCTCATTCCTTTTGCAAGTGCACAGCATAATGCTATATCTTGCATACTATTTTCATGGAATTCTAGGTTTGTTGAGTCGAATGTTGGTAGTGTAAAATTACCGATAATTGATGTTCCTGATCCATCCCAATCACCTGAGCCAAACTTTAACTGTTTTAGTGCAGTTGTTGTTATCTTGATAACATTTTTACATTGAGCGATATAATCTTCTACATCCTTTTGCTTTTTAACTTTTATTTTCTTAAATACTGATGGGAGATTCAATAAAGGATCTATTGCACTGGTAGAGATACCACCAATGCCAATACAAGCTGCAGTTTCCATCATTGCTGTATTTAACGAAGCATCCCTCTTACTTTCAAATATGTGACCTTTTCCCGATAAAGAGCTTATAGCATTTTCAATTAATTGGGTTGAATATTTTTTAGATACCAATACTTCACGTAATATTGCAAGATCTTTTGCGTTATATGGTTTATCAGCATATCCGTGTGGATGTGTGTAAAACCAATCTTCTATTACATCATCAATTAGGTAGTTTAAGTTCATGTTCAATGTCCATCATATTATTGTAATTATACCCATGTTTCACCTTTACTGGAAACTTGATGGTGTTTATTACGTCTTTTATAAATATCTCTTTGTCGGACAAATCAAAGTCAAATAAGAAGGAATCGTACGTATATAGTACAAGTTTTGATTGATACTTCTGCATAACCCCGTAAATCTCCGATAAAATCGAAATATTACTCTCTGTTTCAAGTGATTGGATGTAATAATTAAACAATTTCTGTGGTGTCATGTTATTTAACACATGTTTATACATCGGTCTCTTAAATAAGTATGTAGGAATGTACTTTTCCGCGTTAAATTGATGCCATAACTCTTTTATTAGCTTATCTACTTTTGCAAAGAACTCTATCTGCAGGAATTCTTTTGGTACTCCACCATAAAGTATTCTAAAACTTATCTCCTTAGACTCCTTATACTCTTTCTTAGTTAGAGTCTGCTTATCAAAATACTGTCTACCAAGATACTCGTGTATAGATCCATCTGGTAGTTCGTAATCGAGAACATCAGCTATCAATCTCAAGTGATAAGCATCGAAATCCATCTCTATGAGTTTACCATTTGGAAACCTACTTATAAATCTTTCTCGAGAACCATCTTCTTTGTTAAGTGCGGCATAGTTTATGCTCTGGAATCTGTTTGAGGGTCTTCCAGTCGTTGTATATGGGTTATACTGTGTGTATTCGAAGCCATCTTTTGTATACAATCCCTGTTTTTCTATTTCATGTAATAATGGAATAGTTATATTATTATATTTATCAAAATATTCTTGGTTAATAACCGTTTCAGGATCTTTGGAAATAAAATCATAATTAGATCTAACACGGTCTATAGATGATGCTCTCTCAACGTGTTTAGTTATTGGAATAATTAAATTTGTATCTTTACGATTCCAAAACTTAGATGTAAAAAAATCATGAGCTGTAGTACTCGTTTCATCTATAGGTATAATTTGTCCGTAATTTATCCACTCCACCATATTCATATCAATCAATTCAATAGTTGGTAACATAAAATACATCAGACTTTTCTTGTCTATTGTATTTAATTTTTTACCACTTAGCTTTGTATTGACTTGTTCTAAAGTAGCTGTCCAAACAGCTTCTGGGTGGTTCATGGGAATTACATGAATTTCATTCATATTGAAAAAAATCAACATACTCAATGAATTATACATTGGATGATCCGTATCATTACAATATATGGGGATTATTACGGAATAATCCGGAATATCAAATTCCATTAGTGATTCATGTGATTCTATTATATTCATAACCTAAATTTTTATCTAATATACGAAATTATATTCGAATACGCAACTAATAGCCGCCTGAGCTTCCACCTGAGCTTCCACCTGAGCTTCCACCTGAGTTATAGCTAGAGTCTCCAGAAGATGTATCAGTTCCACCAGCTGGTGGTGTGATAACTGGAGAATCTCCAGTTGAATTATCCATCATATCAGAATCTTTCATCATAGTTCCATCCGGCATCCGGTGCATGCCATCTTCCATTTCCATTGGATGTGGCTTCCAAGCTTTACACCAATAATTTTTCCGAATCCATACATCCCCCCAATTAGTACATTTTCCCGCGATGTTGAAATGGCAATTTGAGCACTTTTGAAATCCACTAGATCCTGGTGCATATGCTGCAGGTAGAGATCTTGGTATTGGTGTGTTATCATCATATTTTCTTCCAGGAATATCAGGTAGTACATCCGGTTCCAGTAAAGCAAATAATGTAAATGATCTAACTACCTTTATAATTTTTGGATTATCCTTAGCTACTCGAGCTACGTTTTTACGATTTACTGTGTCAACACCTTTTTTATGGATAATTCCATTAAGATGTCTGTCGAATCGTGGGCCTTTCAACTTCCACGTGATTTTTACAACCTTCCATAGGTACGGACTTATTCCTTCTGTAGCACTTGCTGATGTGTCAAATTGTTTTTGGTCTATTTCAACTACAACATTACCAAGTTCACTTATTGCAAAGTATCTATCGAATTTACCATTCTTATATTGTTGTCCTGTTGGTATTGGACTTATAGCTTTTGGTGAAGAAAATACTGTATGGTCTTTCAAATTAGGGTCTTCTCTCACCAGTTTATCATAGATATAGTCAGCCATTAGCTTTCTCCTCCAATTCCTTCAGTATCGGTTGTATTATTAGCATATGTTTTATTTTCTGGTAAGTCTACTCCTTCTTTCTTCCAACTAATTGGATCTCTTGTAAATGAAAGTTCTGAAGGTGACTTCTTATCGAGTTGATTTGGATCGAATCTTCCACCTCCCGATCCTATTTTATATACACTCATATCTATTGGACGTCTACGCATTATAGATTCTACCGTTGTTTTCCATCCAGAAGTTGTAATGGAATGTTTTACGTTAGTAACTTGAAAGCATACTGTATCCTTATACCGTGCAGGTAAGTGAGTTGATAATAATGCATGACCGTAATGAATTCCACTTATTCCATCCAATTCAAAACTCATCTTAACTGGTACTATATTATGATCTAATAATGCATTATCTCCTACATTCGCATTAGCTTTATCATTTAGTATAGTTTCTAACAATCTACCAGCATTTGATACATGTTCTTCAGTAAGATTATCATGTATATGATATGTTAATAAATGCACAAGTCCTTGAACCCTTCCTTTTACATCTTTAGGGATTATGAACGTATTATCATCAGCTGTGGGTTCTGCGTTTGATATGGGTACTTGTATATTTTCGTGAGCTAAATCCACAAACATATTTCCCAACTCATATAACTTGTTTGGAACCGTCCCATCATCAAAAGCAGTATTATTACCATACAAAGCCATTACAGCCATTGCGTTTGGTATTTTACTCTGCAGAGAATATCCAGTCACTATGCTGTTCATTCGTTGAACTGGGAATTGAGCTACTACATCTACATGTGAGTTTGCATAATTAGCATCTATAATCTTAGTAGTTCCCGAATCTCCTTCTCCATCTATTTGAAATTTGAAATTCCAAATATTTCCACATGATTGTGACATTCCATCCAATACCTTTTGCATTGCATCTTTTATTGTTGTTGCATTTTTAAAACACTTATTTATAAAGTTTGTATTTATAAGTATATGTGGAAGGAATCCATACGTTCTTTCGGTCTTATCTTGATCAGTAAATAATTTAAAACTTTGAAGTCCCTCAAGTTTCTCGTTTCCTGCTGCATCGGAGATAAATTCAACTTGATTTTGAGTTTGATCGTCAAAGGAGACAACTTGAGATACACCAGTTTGGCCTGGTAGTATACATATTCTTGGATCTGTTGATGCTAGATATTGATGATTACATATTTTTGTAGGCAAGCTAACTAATTGATACATTTCACTTGGAAATGGCGTATCCGGTTCTTCTGGAGCTGTTGAGTAAAAATAAGCTGCTAGATTTTGAGAGCTGTTTTTGAATCCAAAATGATGGCCGTATTGTTCTACTCCTGATGCAGCTTCTTCTTTTGATTCTCCAGAAGCTTGGACGGTTTCATCTACTAACTCCTTTTCTCTTCCTTCTATATCTATAGGCTGTATTCCTACTGCTGAAGAATCTGGAAGAGGGGCTCCCTCTTCTATTGTAAGTCTAGTTTCCGAATCGTTATATTCATTCACTAATGTTTGGAATGCCTCTGCACTTAGTTTTTTACCTGCGGAATCAGAAGCTTCTGGGATTCTATTAGGCGGTCCTGCTAGTAGATGGTCTCCACTATCAAACCTAGTATATTTTACTCCTTCTGGGGATTGTAGTGATATATTATCATTTACTATCTGTTCTAGTACGCTAAATGGTATGAATACGTCTCCATCTGTAATCTTTCTGAATTCTTCGTATATTTTATATGCATCTGAAAATGCTATTCCTTTGGCTAGTGCGCCTGACTGTTTTGATTGTTGTAATTGACCTTTGAAGCTTGCCTTATTATCTGCGATTGTTTGTACAAATGCAAAGTTACCAGATGAATCCAATTTCTGGTAGTGTCCCCACATTGGCATAGGATAATCTACCACACGTGGTGTACTAGACTTTAATATGGTTGATTTGAGTGTTCGAATTTGATTACCTGATCCAATTCCACTATTATTTTCTTTATAACCACCATATATTCCATAAGGACCTCCTGATGAAGGTGCTAGTGGGTTTTGAGCACCAGTGCCTGACCCCAGTTTTCCAGCATCTATTCCAGAATGTTGTCGTAACGCGACCTCATTGTCTAATGCAAGGTGTATAACACCAAAATGTCTACTAACGTCTCCTGCTGTGAATTTGTGAGGGAATCCAAATGATTTATCACCATCATTACCACCTTTACCTACCACTGCATCTAGCCCCGCCCAAACTGATATTGCAGTTGAACCGGCTCCAGGTTTGTATTTGGTGAAGTAATGTGGACCTTTACTAGTACCAGACATAGCTTTGACAATATCTGATGCACCTGGAATCTTATTGTTATTATTCTCTTTGATAAATGCATGAAATTCTTCTAATCCTTTGCCAAATCCAAGTATTGATTCTCCTTGGGGGTGTCGTTTACAAGCTATCCGCATGGCATATCCGAATGCAGATAGAGGATTTCCTGCTGATAAAAATTTTGGCATAGTATCTGGTACAGTATACTTTTGATGACCCATTCCTTTTGATCCTTTGGTAATGATGTATTCTTTTGAGACTACAGACATCATAGGATTAATGTAATCATCTGGACTAACACCATTACCACCAGTAAAAGCATTTCCATGATAAGTATAAGTGGGATCAGTAGCCCCCACTGGTATATATACCGTTGCATAATGATTGTAGAATGCATCCATTAGATTGTTTTCATTCATATATTTGAAATTATTTGTAACGGGATCATCTAATGATTGGGCCCAATTCTTATCCTCACCTACTCCTTTACCAAAAGGATGATATGCTCCAAATAATAAACTATAATTTCCAACAGTTGGTCTGTAAAGCATATCGAACCCAGGCGAACCCCCTGAAGACACACCTCTATCTCCAAAACTCATTGGTTTAGGTGCATGTCCACCAGAACTACTATTATTATCACGATAATTCTTTACTACCATGGCAAATTTTTGAGATTCCGTAGCTGTACCAAAACCATTATAACTCATTGGTTGACCGATATATTTACCGGCATCCATATAAGACCCATTCCCAGCTATCGATTTTAAACCATTAGGTTCGACTCTAGCTTTCCCCATTACTCCTGTTACATAATCAGGTGCTGGGTTTCCTTTTTTACCACTTCCATAGCTATTTTTCTTGATAGCCGGAAATACAACGGTAGCTACATAATTTGCAATTGTATCTTGAATTATATTATTAGCTTGCTGTGCTACTATAGATGCTTTTTTATCTCCTTGTATCATTGAATTTTGAGCTCTATCTTTAAGTGCTCTTCTTTCGTCAGTAGCTTGTGATGCTTTATATGTATAATAAAATCTAGGGAAAGGTTTATTTTCATTGTGTACATTATCCCCTGAAATTGTATCCGTGTATCCAGGTATAGCTTTTCCGTTAATGGAATCTCCTAATGCTGCATGGAATGATGGATAGTAATTATTAGCCGTTGTTCCTAGATTATTTTTTAAGTACTCTTGAGCTTTGTTTCCGTGCGCATCAAACGATTCTCCTCTTTTATCACGTGTAGATGTTTTTTTATTTTTGATTTGATAAAAGGCTTCGTTAGTAGAACCGTCTGGGGCTGATAATTTTTTTATGGATTCCAAAAGTGGAGCGTGGGCTGACTGAACTTGTGTGCCTAACATAGCTTCACCACGCGATCTTAAAGAAACGTTACAACTGAAGGATCCATTTTCCTTTGCTGACCAGTTATAATTTGTTATTGTTGCGATTGCACCTTCATAAGAGAATTTATTAGCTTTCGCTTTCTCTAACAGTTCTTGGTGGAGATTTGTTACATTTTTTAGTTTATCACCTTGTGACAAATCAATTAAGGTACTAGTAATATCAGATCCTGCTGTATTTACCGACCATCCCCATTCAAGTAATACTGTTATACCTGGTGACATGTATAATGATTCAATCATTTGTAATTGTGCAAAATCGTGACATTCTATTTCTAAGTCGATTTTCTTTAAAGATCCTAATGTTCCAACATTTTCTACAGTAACACTTTTGATACCTGGCATTGGAACTCCCGTACGTGAATTTTCATCATTATATGCAGAAGTTTTATAACCCGTCAGTTTATCTTGAAGATGACCGTCATATCCAGTATTATAGAATGAAAAATCATCCATCATGTTAGTCCAACCATCCTGCATTTCTGTTGGAATTGAATTGTTTTGATTTTGCATCCCACCATATAAAACATTTTTTAATCTATGATAGTGTTTGTTGGGATCTGATTGAACGCCATCAGGAACTTCTTCCCGTGCAGTAACAAGTTTATTATTTATTGCATCGTTATATGCAGTTACAAATTCTTGCGTATATGAATCTCGAACAACTGCGAATGAAGCTGCTCGTACAAATGGTGTTCTACCATATGCCCACTGTAGACCCTTATCGCTTTGCATTTTTGATAGATCAACACGAGATGCTTCAGCTGAGTTTCCTAGTAGTTTACTACGTTTCTCTAACTCATCTATAACAGCCGTAGGGATTGGTGTTAGAAATAATGCCATAACCTTATCTTTCTTGATTTAATTGTTTTAGAGCTGAATTAATGCTCGCTAAATCCATTGGTATTCTTATTTGAGATCCTGGTTTTACGAACAATGTTCCTCCAGTAATATTATTAGATTGTGCTATCACCCACCATAATTTTGCATCTTTGTAATATTGATCAGCTAGTGTATCAAGACGTTGTCCGTCTCTCACTACTACATACAAATCTGATGATTTTGGAATTATTGGTGGATACAAAGTCTGTCCTTGTATTCGATTATTATCCTTTTTGATAATTGGTTTATTGAAATCATATCTATTCATTAGAATTTACCTCCTGCTATTCCAGTTAAAAATTTTCCAGCTCCTGATTTTGCAAAAGCTCCTGCTGCTCCTCCAAGGCCTAGGCCTCCCATCAATCGATCCATTGCTGATTTCTTAGGAAGTCCCGTTTCTCCATGGATCCAAGAACCATCTGGATTAATAGCTCCAAACATATCACCACCTACTTTTCTATTAGCTGATGCCATTGATGTGAAGCCTAGAGTTATATCTACAACGTGTGGTAGTTGTGCTACCTGTTTTCCTTTTGTATCAATACTTTTGTTCAGCAATGTTCCCTTTGCTAGATCTTTTACCTTATTCAATCCCGTGTTAAGTGCACCTTGTATTCCACCCGACTTAAATGAGTCTAATAATTGACCTCCAACTCCATCAGCAGCTGAACCATATCTTTCATCTTCTAGATTAATTTCCCACGGTGATGAAGTGTCTACTGTGATATTAATAGAATCAAAAAATCCAGGTTCGTCGTTGAACCAATCTCCCAATGTTAATCCTACCACTGGTCCTATCATTTGCCCTGAAGGACTTACATGAGGATAACATAAACTAGATAAGTAATTTATTTTTGTCCACATCATCTGAACATCATATCGCGATAATGCAGCTACTTTAAGATTAAAGCTTAGTTTTCTATCCGAAGCTCCTTCATATAAATATAAATTACTTGGTCTTCCAATATATTTCACTCCTGTCCAAGATGCACCGAGTGAATCGTTTATAGCTGTTATATACGATCTGAATCTTAGCATTTTACCTCCAATTGGATCTTTAATATAGAATTTTATTAAATCTCCATAATCCTTTTCAAAAGATTCTATATTAGTCCCGCTAATCGTTTGCTGTGTAATTGCATCACCTCCATATGGAGCTACTTTTGAAGTAGGTTGTCTATAATCTCTACGCATTAATCCAGGTTTACCTTGATTATACGATCCTCCTCTTGCAAATAAATTATTTACTGGATAATTTGCTATAGTAGCTTCACCATAGAATCCTGCTAATGGATCGTTTATTAATGCTCTAAAATCTACATGCATCATTGAGCCTGCACTCGCCATTGCTCCTGCTACCATAAGTCCTGGATATCCTAATACCGAGTAGTATTTGTTTGATGTTGAATTTCCATTAGAGATCATATTAGTTACCTCAGGGAACCATCCATCTGCTATAGAGCTTCCACCAGCTGCAATTCCAAAATGCTCAAGTCCTTTATGTAGACCTCTATTTCCTTGTAGGGTATAGCTATTATGAGTTTCCCAAACTCTATAATTTTTGCCTCCCTTCCGTTTCATCATTTTCTTTAATTCATCCACTCCCATTTTAGCTGAGGATATATTTCTTCCTGCTAGCATTGGGAATGCACTTTCCGCCCACGATTCTACTTCACCACTCCTTATGCTTTTTGCAACAAAATCTCCATATCGTTCACCGATCGGGAGTATACTTGCATCGTAGTTTGTTTGAATTTCTAGTGGTTTGCTTCCTAAAGGTACTCCATATTCAGCTGCTCCATTACCGTATAATTTAGGTAGATCGTCTCTTACTGCTTGTGAGATTGTAGGATTTGATACGGTAGTATCCATTCCATATGCACCTAAGCGGTGGATATACACACCTCCTGCAGTACGTGACAATTGAGCTTGTAATTCTTCACTAATAAATTCCAAATTATTACTAGCATTTGTTTGAAGATAGTTTATAGGATTAGTTTGATTAGTCGTAAATTGTTTTAGAACTCCTGGTGTTAGATGATTATTTTCATCATATGCTATTGCAGTAGAATCTCCAACATTTGCATCACCTGGTGTAGAGTCCGTACCAAATGCTGATTGATAAATTCCTATATGACTATATTGAGCACCTAATCCTGGATGTGTATACGCTTCTCCTTCAATTCCTATATAATTAGATCCCTCTTCTCCTCCTGCTGAGAAATTTTGCATCATATTCGGTGAAAATGAAAATATTCCATCTTCTATTTGAGTTTCTAACGAAATTGCTTCTTCTATGAGTGTTGGATCCAATATTCCAATTTGCTCATATGTCTTTCCTCCAAATAATGAAGTACTTATTACTTGACTATTATCTAAAGTTGATTGATCGAATGAGTTTTTTATACCAGTTATCGTAACCGTACTAATTGGTGTAAGAGTATCTTGCCCGTCTACTACAAATGTTTGTACCATATCCAATCCTGCTTTTGATGAGTCATTTTGAAATAAGGTATCTATGTTCCCAGTATGCAATCCAGTTATTGTAACATCAGCATATGGTGAAGTTGTAGATGATGGTACCGTAAATGTCTGTCCTTGATTTGATAGTATTGCATTTGTAATTATATCATATCCAAAATTAAATACTACTGAATTGGAGTCAGTTGAATTGAAAGGTATTGTATAATTAGCCGGAATTGGAACTAGTCCATCCATATATGTGTCTGGTTGTGTTTCTGGAGCTCCTAAAATATTTGATAATGAGTATTGCGTTACTCCGTCCGGATCTACATATCCTATTAAGCCGTTAATATACGATGTATCATATAAATTTTTAACCACATCAAATAATTCAGTAGTAGGATCTATCAAATATGATATTCCTCGCAATGGTTGGTCGATTGAAGGAATAGATAAGCTATATGCTAGATCACTTTCAGTTACATGATCGTGTATAATAGTATTACCAACTTCAATTCCATCTACCGTCAATGTATCTACTGTATCTACTGCACTTCGTCGTGTTCCATGTCCCATATTACCGTTTAATATTGAATATTCCGGTAAAGGAAAGAATTTTGGAGTAGGTTGCAAGGATGTTATGTTACTATACATGCTATTTGCAGTACTAGGAATACGTCCATTGTAATCTAAGAATGTGTTAGCTTCATTTATGCTAACCAATCCAGGGACTCCGAATGAATCCATTACTACCGTTTTACCATATTGGAATATGGCTGGGCCTTCTTCATCTGGATTTTGGATTCCAAATGTTGTCGTATTTTTTATCTCTATGATGCTTGGAAGATTATTACCATTTGTATCTATTTTTGCATGGCGGCCTTCTAATATCGATTCTATTGGTTCTACATTGCTTGTTTCAAATCTACCCTTCAATACGGATATAAGTGGATCTATACCACTTACTGTGAACCTCCCCGTTGGATCTAAGTCCGGGATAACTACAGTAGAACTATCATTTCTACCTTGAGGATTTGTTTGTTGTGGATCAACCGTACTAGTTTCATTGTTGCCGGAAGTTGGTACTTCAGTTACTTTTACTGGGCTTGATTCAAACCTTCCTTCCAATTGTGTCTTAGTTATATCTACAGATGCTAATCGTACTAACCGTGATTCAAAATTATCTGTATATCTTTTATGTGTGTCGGGTTGATCAAAATTTGTTGGAATTATTGGATTACCGGCTACATCGTTTTGTATCTCTGGACGTTTGTACGTTTCCAGCTTTCCATGAACGTCTAAATCGGACATAGTTCTATCTGGTTGTTGAAACCTTCCCGTTGGTTTAGGTGGATCTTTCTTTTTGAAATAATCCGATAAATCTGATGTTAAGTTTTTTAATGCCATTTATTATTCTTACTGTACGTAGCTTTTTGACATTGATAATGCCTCGCCAACTAAACGTCCATCTAATTTTACTTCACCTGGTTGAGCTAGTAAACTTGCTATATTATTTAATGCAGTTAGAATAGCTTGGTTACTTTCACTTCCTCCACGTCCTAATGCTTGATCTAGTTTAGTTCCTCCTATTACTAAATCGTCTTTTCGGAACCGTCTCGTTCTACCTCCTCGTGATATGAAATCTGCATCAACTTGATCACTTCTTCCTCCAGTTCTTTCTGATTCTGTGGTAGTCACGTCTCTATACACTATCCCAGCATCGATAGCTAATGAAGCTGCAGAACCTACTCCAGGAGCCACTATATTAGCTAGGTTTGCAAGTCCTGAAGCTATCTCCATTCCAGCTCCTACATAATCACCTTTAGAAAATCTTGAGACTGCGAACCCAAAACTTACTAGTGAACCAATAATAGGTAGCTTTTTGAATACTTTTAGAAATTTTGGTCCCCATTTACCAACTGCAGTTGAAGCTTTTGTAAACATAGCTGATATTGTTTGGCCAAATAAGGGTTTGATCTTAGTAAAGATACTTCCAATATTTGTCAACATATTTTTGGCTATAGTTGAGAATATTCCACCCAATTGCTGATGCATTGCTGTTGCTTTGTCAATCACCCATTTCATCGCGCTTCCTATTCCTCTAATAGCACCAGTAATAAGACTGGTTTTTTCTTCAGCCGCTTCAGCTTCTTTACCTCCGAGTACACCCATAAGCCATTTAGCAGCATCTATCACGTAGGGCAATACTTCTTTTCCAAATTTTACAAACTTTTTTACCAATTCTGTTATTTGCTTTTTACCTTTATCGGATGAGATCCACGCCATAAACTCCTCAGCTGGTCCTCTCATTATTTCTGCTAAGATTTTTCCCATCTGATGCATACGATCGTTAAGTGCTTCCATAGTGGTTGCAATCATTTTAACACCTTTCGCTTGATCCATTTGGGTATTTCTCATATCATCAGCACGTTTTTCTTCTAAATCTTTTTCCTTATCTTTTACTCCTAGAGATTTTTTCAATTCAACTAGTCCCATACCAGTTGCAGCTGCTAATGATTTCTGTTGAATAACGTTCATCTTGTTGAATTCACCAATACCACCTACTTGTGACAGCATTTCTTTTGCTGCTCCAACTGTATCACCTTGTAAAGCAAGGCCTCTTGCTTTGTCAAAATTTAATGTCTTACCAGTAAGAATCTGAGCTTCCATTTCCTTTTCAATACTAGATTCAAAATCTAATAAACTGTCTGCTACCTTTGCCGTTGCGGATAGAGATAGACCTAAACGTCTAGCTTCTATTGTCGCCTTTACTAATTCTTCTGGATTAGATCCAAGATATCCCGAAACATCATCTGTTATATTTGCTAGATCATCCATTACTAAATTAATTGGCACACCAGCCGCGTTTGATAAATCTTTTGCAAAGTTCTGTGCTTGTATTGCTGTATCTTCCGTTGCGCCTTGTGTTAGCATCATAGTAGATAGGATTTTAGCTGAAGTATCTTTACCAATTCCCGCACCTAATGAGAATCTAGTTATGTGATCAGCTGATTTTCCAGTTGCGTAATCTACATTACCCATTGCATTATGCAGTCCAGTAACAGTTTGTATACTACCATCTATTCCTTCACCAAACATTCTATACCTTTCATGTAGCTGGCTGACTGTTTTTGATGTTTCTTTAAGGTTAGAGCCCATCAATCCAGTGGCTCGAGCTGTTGCAGTTGCTCTTACTTCAGACTCAGTTAAATACTTTAACGATAATGCAAATAAACCAACCATCCCTTTCAATGGATTCATTATACCACCAACCACTGCGGCTCCTACAGCTGCAAGTTTGGTACCAATCTCTCCAGTTTGCTCTGCAATATTTTTAGTCGTGTTTGCAACGTCAGACATTCTTTTTCCAATGTTATTTTTAACAGAGGAACCAGCTTGTTTCACCGCTCCTGCAAATTTCTTTGTTCCAGAAATTGCTTGTTGAAATTTTGATTTTATTTCCATGTATAGTCTCCGTGCGTATATAAATATCGAGGAGATGGAATAATTACCTTCTGGTTACCTTAGGATTAATCGTTATATTTTTTGATGGTTTAATATCCGGTCGTTGAATTGCGTTTGAAGTTTGTTGATTTTTTGCAAAGTTTTTATTTTCATTATTGAACTTTTCTTGATCATCATTCTGTCTATCAATCGCTTCATTTACTAATTGAATGTAGTTTCGTCGCATCCATATAGGCATATGATATACTTCATTATGAGTAAATCCTTTTCCATGATACGTTAAATCAAAAATTTGTTGAAATAAGTGTTTTCTGTAGCTAAGACTTAGGCCAAAAAAACCCGGCGGTGATCGGGAAATCCGACACCTCCTCATAATCACATTTATCACATTCAAAATCAAACGTCATATCACTGTCCGGTGTAATCGATTTTATTTCTGTTCTGAAAGCTTGGGAATCTCTTGATAGAAATTCATTATCAACAAAATTTTCTATATATGATTGCTCATCATTTCCATCAACCTGTGTGATGCAACATTTCATTCTAGTTGTCAACTCTGGATCTATCCCCGATCTTTTTGTTTTCTTTTTTGCCAATTTCAATAAGTCATCAACTTTACGTTCTAATCCATGCGTCATCAATTGGTATTGAATTGTTCGCTTAGATGCAGGTAATGTCATTTCGAATCGTTGAGTTCCTTTGGTATGTTTATCGAATGCTAATTCTTTATCTTCTACTTCTGATAAGTTTAGAACTTGATGTGATTTTGCACCACAACTTGGGCATGTAGTTTCAAACGGATAATCTGATCCATACGCTAGAATACGTCCAGCTATCATTAACGCGTTTTTATCACCTATCAGCAAATCATTATAATTGATTTTAGATACTATAATAGACTGCATAAATTTATCTACTACAGTTCCTTGCTTAATGAGATTTTGCGATGTTAGTATATCCTCTTCTTTAGCAGTTGGATATTTTATTTCTAACATTCCCGATGATAACGGTCCTTCTGGATCGTAAAAATACCCTTTACTTGGTAGTTCTATTGTTTCTGTTGGGAATTTGTAATCATCCGATTGGATTGATTCTGCTACGAGTTTTAATTTTAACTCATCATCTGATAGTTTGTTCTGTGCCATAACTTTTTCTCCTTAATTAATTGGTCTATATATACATATGTATGCAAACAGAAAAATGCCCAAAAATATGGGCATCTTTTCTTTATTATATATTTTACTATTAGAATTGTAAGATTGCGTAGTCGTATTTCAGTGTTAATGAGATTGCCATTGGATCTTGTGTCGACCAATCCATTTCACCAAATCCTGCTTCACCAATGTAAGCTCCTTTTAACGTCCATTCTTCTACCTTATCACCTACTGGTCCTAACATATTGAAAGTTACATCTTTCTTATAAAAATCTGAGTATCCTGCTCTACCCGTAACAGATTCATGGTGTAGTCTAACCCATTCCATAACAGCTTGAGCTGCTGATGGTACAACTGGATCGTATAATTCTACCGTTACATCCGACCACGTCGCTTTACCTTTGATTTTTCTTTGTACATTGATGTGATCTAATACGATCTCTTCAAATGTTACTGTAGGTCTTGACGCTTTTCTTACAAGATAAGCTGGGATACCTTCAATAAACATAATGAATCTATTCGCAACCTTTGGTTCAAAGGGTGTAAAGAATATTTCATTTGAGTCTAATAATTGTGCCATCTAAGTTCTCCTCTTTAATATAAATATCTATCTTCCCTAGTTTTACTCAGGAAAAGTAGCTCCTGTTGGTAATACTGTGAAGTCTAATACAATAAATTCTGCTGTTCTTGTTGGTTGAATCATTATATTACCTACTAATTTGTTTCTATCTACTACATCTGGTGTGTTGTTAGTTTCATCCATTACTACTTTAAATGCATGTAATCCACTTCTTTGTTGTACACTTTCTAAATATGGATTAACTGTACCTAAGAATCTATTTCTCGTTGCTGCAGTGTTTTGCTCAAACACTAAGAATCTTGAAGTCGATGCAATGAATTTCTTCAACGCTATTAATAATCGTCTTACGTTAATTCTATCAAGAGCTGATCTTTTCTTCTGTAAAGTCTTTTGACCCCATACACATACTCCTTGATTAGGGAATGTTGCTATTGGGTTTACTCTACCTTCATATAAAGTATCTCTCTCACCGTGAGTCAGTCTTGTAGTTGCTTCAGTAATTGCTGTTAATAATCCTCTATTAAGACCAGCTGGTGCGAACCATGGTTCTCCACCGCCTGAATCATTTCCTGCAAATACACTTGGCATGATAGCTGATGGAGGTAATGGTGTTACTACATTATTTACCGCATCATTATACATTAACCATGGGAAGTAAGTACCTGCGTAGCTTGAATCGTAATTACCTGCATCTGTTACTGCATCTGATATTGCAGTTGATACTACTTGCGATGGTGAATCATCGTATTTTGCTACATCAAATATTAAGAAACAATCACCTCTCTGTTCAGTCTTATTGATTGCATGTGTAATTGTTGCAGAAGCATTGTCAGATATTATTCCTGGCAGTGTCAATAAGTTGATATCATACTCGTCTTGATTTGATAGAGCATTAATTGCTTTTTTATATGCTTTTGTTCCTTCTGAAGTTGAATCGGTAAAGTCCATTCCAAATGTATTTGTTGTTGTCATGCTTTTACCAGTTAGAGCAACTTGTGCAGGGTGTTTTCCATCTTGACCGCCTTGGAAAGGAACCATAAATCTTCTTTGAAGTTGATGTGAAGTAGTTCCCATCGAGATCAATGTTGCGTTGTCTGCTACAGTACCCGTTAATACATCTGATGCTGATACATGACCAAACATATTTGATAAATTAAAGAGTGTATTTGCTCCTACACTACTATCAGTTGATGGTGTTGGTGTAAGATAATTTACATTATCCGTTGTTGCAAAATCAAAGTTAAATCCGTAGAATACTCCTGGTTCATAAATACCTACAGATTCTTCTTGCACTGATGTGTAAGAAGCTGATGGCATAAATCCAGATGTAGATGGAATTGCTTGTAAAAGTGGCATAAATCCAAATGGAGCGTCTGATGCTGGAATTCCTTGGTTTTTAACTGCATCTGATACCTCAACTCTGATATATCTAGATACATTTGGATAAGTGTTTACACCTATCACCTTACCTTCTGCGTTTATTTTATAATATCTATCACCAAGCCTTCTTGCAATATAATTTGTATCTCTTGGGTCTAATGTCAATCCAGTATGCTCTTCTACTACATTAGCACTGTTATCATCTGTTGCATCGTATGTGTATGGTGAATCAAACGGTAATCCTGATTGCTTGATTGTTCTTATTTGTAAGTCGAATGTTGGATATTTTGTATCTGTTCCACCATTCTCCGCTTTCATATTTAGAACAGCTACTTTCATCTCATAGTTTGTAGTTTCGCCATGACCTAAGTGATGTAATTTGAATAGATTTGTTCCTGCTGATCCCGTATATTGGTTTGTTATCCATGGAGTTGAAGAGCCTTTATATCCATCTGCGTATAAGTGATCTATACCACGTATTACTTTAAAAGTTGAAGCTTTTACTTGAGTTTCAGCTGTGAATGTTTTGTTGTAATATTTCACAAAAGCTTCTTTTGTAGAATTAGGGCTTGTACCTAATACTGTATCAATTGAATTATTATCTGAAGCTAGTAGAGAAGCTGATATTCCGAATGTCATTCCAGCTGCTCCTACCGTTCCATCACCTGATCCCGATACCTTAGCTGCAATTGCATTTCCTGCAGCTGTATTACCAGATCCGGTTAAATGAAGTACAAAATTACTGAATGAAGCTGATGGAGTATTTCTATCAATTGCTTGTTTGTTAGCTGATAACACCGCGTCTGATACTTCTACATAAGATGCTGATAAATTCAGTTCTTTGCTTGCAAGCTCATGTTCCGTTGGATATAATACTGCAACTACATTTTGTTTTTGACCATTACTTGTAAATGTATCAGATGTGGCAGCTGCCGATGCTACTGGAGTAGTGTTTGTTAGTTGTAATACTAACGGGCTCGTTACAGTTATATCTGCTGAGCTCAATACTCTTACAACAGTCATTACATTACCACCCTGCTCGAAGTATTCTCTTACAGTGTGTGGAACGTATGTTGTTGGGTTTCTTTCTAATCCACCAAATTTTGATTCAAATTCAATATATGATGTTACTTGTGTAGGCCAGAATGCTGGGCCTTTTTGGGTTGTACCTATTACTGCTGCACCTATTTCTGCGACACCTTGCGGTATAAACGAAAGGTCCTTTTCTCGTGTGAATACACCAGGACTTACAATTCTTTCAGCCATGTTTTTTACTCCTCTAAATTATCGATAGTTATATGGGTTGTTGACCGCATATAAATATGCAGAAGTAAATCAAAACATATTATTTTGCAGCTTGCGTTGGAGTAAATACACCGGTTTCTATATTAACGTTACCTGCACCGTATTTAGTGTTTAAATCTGACACAAATTTCTTTTCTTCTGACTGAGTTGATTCATAATCTACAGTTAGTTCATCTTTACTTTGTGCTAATCTATCCATTGCTTGTTCTAATAATAGTCGATCTACTTCCAGTTGCCCCATCTTTGCTGTGATGGTTTGGTATTTTGTTTGTAAATCTTTAATCTTTGCTAATTCTTCCGAATCAAATTTTTTTTCTTCTGCGCTCATCTTATAACTCCTTTATTATAGTGTTTTATTCTTATTGTATATACATATATAACTGATAGGCCAAACAACGAATCTTATTCAGAATTTGTCGGAGGACTTTCTTCAATTTCTATCAATTGCCCATCTCGCATTACTGCTGACTTAGTATTGAATACTGTCTGAGTTGGTCCAAACGTTTTTACATTTTGATTTGCTAATTCTTTATTCATGGTATCAGTAATTATGTATCCTTCCATACTAATAGTAAATGACGATCTTACTAATCTATCTGCTTCTGCTTCTAATTCCGTTTCTGATGAAAATTCTTCAACCATTGCTCTAAATTTAAACTTCTCAGCGTCTCCCCAATATGCGTTTTCTGCATAGTTGATGGACTCAACTATTTTATTCATCTGTTCAACATATTCTGTCCATATAATACAATCATATGTTAAAGTAACAAAGTCTGGTATTACTACGTTATAATTTTCAGTGCTCGGTTTTATATCATTCATTACTGAGAAATTATCATATCTATTTCTATTGTTGTATTGTTTTTGGAAAGTATAATGAAAGTGAGGATTATTTGCATCTAACTTATTGGACAAGTTTCTATTCTTTGCTACTGAAGTTCTTCTATATACTATTGATGGTATTTGCAATTTGCCTTGTTTATCTCTAAGATAACCATTTTGTTGTATAGATTGCCACCTTTCCGGTGATCCATATATCATTGGAACCTTTACAATCTCATCTCCATCATCAACAGTCGGTCGGATAACATTATCAAAATAATATTGAACGCATTCATCAATATCATACAAACCAAGATAATAATTCTTAACCTTATCATCCCGCTTGACTTGATGACCACGGTCAGTAGATACTATACCAGTATTAACATTTGCTAAGTCTGGAGTTCCTCCTTTTGCTTTGGGGATGTTGAATGCTGCGTCTGCAAGATTTCTATTTTGATCATATTCAGCCATTATATCCCTCTAACACCCAAACCTTTGGTTACTCGTTCAAATCCGTTACGTATTTCTTCTATTTTCAACTTACTCCTTCTTGATTGGTGTGTATTTACTATTATTGATAAACTCGATCCAAATACTTCTTGGTATCCACCTATTTGGAATGGCGTTCCATATGCAGGATCTCCTACTACCATATCTCCAATATCTTTATCTTCTTTTGCTGTGGTGGTCTTATCATGTTTACCCATAAAATATTGATTTTCCGTCACACCATCTACTTCCCAATATTTTTCATCCCAAGCTATTACATCACCTACCTCTAATACTACATCAGCTATCGTTTCTAACTCATATTTTAAAAATGCAAATGTTGCTGTCTGATTCATATCAGGTCCAAATTCGTCTGAACTCCAAGCTTGATCCTCGTGGGTAATTAAACTTGCAACTCTTACACCTGGTTTGTATATTTTATTTATAGCTTCTCCGTATAGATTAGCTTTAGTGTCATATAACGATATTTTAAATATATCAATAGTAGTATCTACGATATTGTTCAACAACTCTCTGTTGACAGATCGTACAAGTGCTACATCTCTATCTCCTCCAAATAATGCCATCTATTTACCCCATGTATATGTGTAGTGGAACTCTGTTAAGTTGCTCTTGTTGAAATTCAGATATTTCTTTTTCACGTTCCATTAAATTTCGCTTTGATGCTAATTCTAAATCTTCTCTAAGTTGTGTAACCAATTCTGCTTTTTCAGTAGCTGCTTCAGATCTGAGTGTATCTCCATCTAAAGTAGTTTCAGCTCCTGGAATTGGTATTGATCCATACTTACTTCTAATAGTCCCTAATAATTCCTTTGCACCCGCTAATGTATATTTTCTAATCCACTGTTTTCCCGCATCGTTTATTGAACTATACGTTAATGCATTATATGGTATATCGCTAAAATCACTTACAGAATTTGTATCAGATAAATGTGGTTTTCTAGCAGCCGTTTTAATATAATGAAAGTGCATCGTGTAAGTCTGTTGTGGTGATGGAAATATTTTTAGTTTATTATTTACTAATTCGAATGAATATGCTGACTTTCTTATATGATCGTTGAATTCAATTGCTTGGATTCTTAATAGGTCTGCGTACATTGGCATCATCATGAAAGACGTCCCAGGTGACATTTCTCCCCAACCAAATCCATCTAACATATGTTGCGATCCTGCTCCTGTTCCTACATATGGATCAAAAAATCTTGATATTGCTGGGTCTTGTTGGTGAAATATTCTTTTTATTTCTATACCATCAGTTCCTGGCGTTCCTGACTCATATGTTGTTACTGATGCATCTTCAAGATCGTACACTTGATTGCCACTTGTTACAGCGATAGATCCACTAAAATAATCTACATTACCACCTACACCTGCTTCTGTACCATATCCTTGTGATAATTCAATCACTCTAGCTAAAGATGGTGTAACATTTTTGCCCGACAATTCTGTCGATGTCGCAGATCCTCGCATTTGTAGTAAATTATCTTTAATATTGAGAAAGTTTATCTGTGCTCCATATTCTGATACTGCTTCTTCAAAACATGCAAACAACCCATCTGTATTAAGTTCTATATCTACTATAGGATATCCCAATCTCTTGCAACACCACTTTGCAGTACTCGGTGCTTCTTGTTGAAATTCGCTATCAGAATCGTATAAACCAAAAGGTGTACTTGATCCACTTGTGAACGTTGCCGTTCCATCCCATATTTTTGCAGTTGCCATATAATTCCCTTTAGAGTCTAGTTGTGTATATATAAATATCTATGATATGCCCTTTTCAGTATATTTTGGAATCAAATTATCTAAGATTGGATGTCTATGGTTTTCTAACAATCTAATTGTGTGTAAGCCTTCTACATTTCGTATTTTTGATAGGAATGCTAGTCCACTATCCATCTGACGTTTCAAATCCACTTGATCGCTATCTCCACAAAACATCATTCTACTTCCTTTACCGATACGCTGTACTATCATGAAGGTTTGTTGGTTGTCTAAGTTTTGACATTCATCTACAATTACACAAGTATTTAAGAATGTCCTACCTCTCATGTAGGATACGGGTACAATTTCAATTTGTCCGTCTTGTACCATCTTATCTACCCGTTCTTTTCTAAGTAATTGGTACATATTGGAGTATATTGGGGCTACCCATGGATCCATTTTTTCTTTTATGTTGCCTGGTAGATGTCCTATATCTTCTTTGGATATAGTTGGTCGAGTTATTACTATTTTGGTTATGTCTTTTTCAAGTAATTGATGTAATGCTATTTGACATGCTAGTAATGTTTTTCCTGATCCTGCTTTGCCAATAATTGTTGAAATTGTGTTTTGATAAATCTCCGTTTTTGCTTTTTTTTGTTCTTCATTGAGTGATAGTAGAAATCTGTAACCTTTTTTGTTGTTTTTTGGACGATCGTTTGCGAATCTGTACTTTGCCATATGAACTCTCCTATTATTTGGGTTTAGGATTACAAGGATTAATATCCTTTAGAATAAATATCAAAATATACGTATATACAAACAAAAAAAAGACCCGCACTAGGCGGGTCTCTTAATATTAATCAATTATCAATAGTTAACTATTAAATAGTATCTAAACCTTTAATTGCTACAGTACCATAAAATTCTGGTCTAACGATCTTCTTCGCATAACGCGTCATTACACCTTTTCTCGGAGTAAAGTTTTTCGGATCGTAAACTAGAGGAGTCATAATCAATGGAACATAAGGAGCGTAAACCGCACCAGTTTCCAAGAATTGTCCACCTCTGAAGCCCATTAATATTTGGTTTTCTAACATGTAAGGGTTTTTGTAAACTTGGTATCTTGAATTAAGAGCACCAACTTTTTGAACACCCATTGCAAAGTCTGATTTGTTTCCATCAGTATCAGCAGCATATCCTGGAATTGATTCTAGAATAGTTGCAACTTTTGGAGAACATACTAGGAAGTTTGCACCACCACGCATAGTTTTTTGGTGAATTTGGTTAGAAACTTTTTGTATTTTCGTACCTAAAGTTTGGAACCAAGTTCCTTGGTTGTAAGCTTGACCTGCAACAGCATCTGCAGTAACTGCAGTGAATGTATTAGTTCCAGCGTTGTAAGTTTCACCAATTTGAGCTGACCAGTAATCTTTCGTTAAAGCATTTCTGAATAACATGTCTAAGATCTCTAAGTCAATTTCCATAGAAACGTACTCAGATAACATAGAAGTTAATTCAGCTTCTGCATCGATAGAATGGTAAGCGTTAAGATCTTGAGCGAACTCAGGAGTCCAAACAGCTTTCAGTTTTCTAGTCTTAGCAACGATTGCTTCACTTCTTAACTGAACATCTATTTCTGGAATACCTAAATCAGTTTCAGAGGTTGCATGAGTTCCACCTTGAGTTTGCTCAAAGTCACCTCTTGTTACATCTGTTGGAGCTTTGTGATATTCAACGTTAAATTCCGTATCACCACCACTTAAAGAACCAGATAAAACAAACTGTACACAGTCGTTAGTACCAGTTGGAGCACCACCAGTTGTGTTTGTTAACTTAGTAAATTGTGGGAAGAAAGCACGTATTTCAGCTGCAGTTGCAGTTTTTGGAACAAATGCTCTAACACCTTCCTTATCAAACCCAGTTAAGTCAGATGCTAATACTCTAACTACTTTAATTGCTTGGTCACCAGTCGCGCCTGCTGTTGAAAGGTATGAAGCAGAGAAATCAGAATCAAAATTAATTACATCATCATTCATTAGTGTTGCACCTAAAGCTGATCCAGAGAATAATTGTGGAACAGTTGAAACTGCCACAGTTGCTTCTTTAGTACCAAGTGTACCTGTATCAACTGAAACATTGTTGATAGAGAATCCATACGCGCCTGCACCATATAGTCCACCAGTTGGGTCACCAGATTGGTCAGTTACACCGTGTAAAGTACCCGCTTGAGTTTGAGTTGTGTCGTTCAACGTGAACGCACCGTTTAGTGCACCACCTGCTACCGATCCACCATATTTAAAATCTAACCAGAAAACTAGACCTGATGGTAAGTTCATTGGTTGTACGCTTACAAAATCCTTTGCAGCGATTTCAGCGAATATTCTTCTAACCAACGGTAGAGCAACGCCCGACCATTCTTCGTAACCAGAAGCACCTGCGCCTCTGCCAC